ATATAAGCGTATAGAAAAAAAATTGTATTTTTATTTTAGTATTATACGGTTATAGATATTGAAAGCGTATAGATATATAAGCGTATAAACAAGCGTATAGATATATAAATTTATAATAGGGGTATTGACTTTTTGTTAAGTTTATGATATACTTGGATTATGGCAAATGGTAACGATTGGCGGTAGGGTATTGACTTTTTATCTCAAATGTGGTATAATGCATGTAAAGGAGGCGAAACAATGCCAAACGTTGGCAAAATATTTGAAAACGAGATAAAAGAGAGTATACCGTCCAACATCATGTATTACAGGATAAAAGACCCCGCTCAAGGATTTGGACAAGGAGCAACAACAAGATTCTCGCTTCACAATCAATGTGATGCGCTATTATACAAATATCCAAATCTAATAGCATTGGAGCTTAAAAGCACACAGAACACATCCATTCCATTTTCTTTAACAGAAAACAACAAAAGTATAAAGGCATGTCAAATAGATGGACTATGTAAGTTCTCATTGTTTCATGGAATATCAGCAGGGTTCCTGCTAAACTTTAGAAGAACGGAACATACTTATTATCTTGACATAGATGATTTTTTGAGATTCATAGTTGATACTGATAAACAAAGCATAAATGAAAAAGACGTGATAGAGTATGATGGTTTATTGATTCCTTCAAAGAAAAAGAGAACAAGAAGCACATATAGTATAGAAATACTCTTTAACAGAGAGGAGGTAGAAGAATCGTGAAGTTATTTATTGACTTTGACAACACGATAGCAAATTCATCAGAAGTGATAGTTGATATGTTAAACGAACACTTCGACAAGAACGAAAACTTTGAAAAGCTAAGAAAATATGATTTTAGTGATTTATTTCCAGAATGTTCATATTGGGACATAGAAAAGTTTTTCAATTCAGACGAGATGTTTGAGAGATTGAAAATTTTTCCAAACATGATAGAAACAGTTGATGCTTTCAAAGACTTCTTCGATGAAATTTCAATCGTTACAATTGGAACAAAGGATAATCTAGAAAACAAGAAAAGATTTTTAAAGGAAAATAATTTAGAATTAACATTCTATGGAATAGAGAACAATGGACGAAGTGACAAGAGTAGCGTTGACATGCATAATGGTGTGTTTATTGACGACCACATTGGTTGTTTACATAGCTCTAACGCTAAAATAAAGATACTGATGAAAAACGTCGAAAACGGAGAATGGAACAAGGTTGAGCCAAATGATGATATATACGTTGTAAACAATTGGTACGAAGTATATTCCATCTTTGACTTTATAAAGAAGAACAAGGAGTTGTATTTATGGGAAATATTATAATAGTCGGGAAAAGCGCTTCTGGAAAGAGTACAGTTGCGAACGCATTATTAGACGACTTTAAATATACAAAAGCGGTAACAGCCACGACACGTCCTATGCGCGATGGCGAAGTAGATGGCGTAGACTACTACTTTTTGACAAACGAACAGTTCAATAAAAAACTTAAGAATGGTGAGTTCTTAGAATGGGCTGAATATAGAGGATGGAGATACGGAACCCCGAAAAGTGAGATTGACAAATCAAACAATATGGTTTTCGTTCTAAATCCAAATGGTTTAAAATCTTTCAAAGAACTTGAAATCCCACACATTAGTTTTTATTTGAATGTAGAGAGCGGACTGAGAATTTTGAGACAGCTTGACCGTGGAGATGATAAACAAGAAATTGAGCGTAGATATTTCGCGGATGAAAAAGATTTTCGAGGAATTGAAAAAGAAGTAAACTTTGTTGTAAATAATGATACTGAACTTGATGAATGTATCGACGAAATCCTGTTTGATATTCTATATTACGAGAACCCGCAGTCTCTTGAGGATTTTCTGAACAAGTTGGAATATGTGTTTGACAAAGCGAACGAAACTGATTTAGCGGATATTCAATAAAGAATAATTGATGGAGAAGATTTAATTGATAAACAGACAGTTCTATATCTATAAATTTGAGTCTAAATTCTTAGACCAAAACAAATACAATATAAATTTATCATTCAAGCAGGCTAAGGATGGCGACCAAATTATAGCCGTCTCGGATAGTCAGATGCTTAGAAGCATCAGAGATATTCAACAGAGATATATAGATAGATATAAACTTGAGTTGCTTTTCAAAAAGAGGGACGATATAAAGAAGCTCCCATCATCAAAAACAAATGCTTCTTTGATAAGAGAAATCAACAAACAAATCAATATGATGATGTTTGTTCCAGAATATGTATCTGTCATTATCACTCGTCCCTCACACTACAAAAAGTTATTCTATAATGGATTAACAATAAATGGAAAGAAATATATTAGGTTCTCATGTTCGGCTTCACAGGCAAGAGTAAATACGATAATCATGGTTCAGCAAGATATATCGGACGAACTGTATAGACGTTTGAACAATGGTAGACATGATAAGAAATTAAATCCAAGCAAGTTTAACGCATATTTCGGATTGAGTAGTTCGGCAACGATTCCTGTTAGCACACCAAGAGTTTGTGTAGTATCGGATTGCCTTATGAAAAGAAATACTCTTGTAAACTATGTAACAGAGATAGACGAACCATTGTGTGACGATATCATAGAGAGAAAAGAAGTAGAGATTGAATATAACTACTTCGATGGAATGGGACTAATATCACCAGAACAAAGCGAGCGATGGGCACACGAACTTGAACTTGATTGGATTCCATCAGAATGGTGTATCCGTAATGCTTGGATAAAGGGAATGGTTTGTACATTCCCTATCCAAGAGTTCTGTGAAAAGATAAACGGTGGAAACTATCTTATAGAAACGATTTATAAGAACGAAAATGGAACACCAAAGATGGCTGACCTTAGAAACATCGACGTTATAATTAGCGAATCACAATTCAAAATGGCAGGGTGCTATGATAGTTATGAAGAATATGAAAGGAATTGTATAAACAACAAACTTTCGTGGGGAATCTCAAGATATACTCCGAAATATGATTCCAACTGTTTGTATTTGAACTATCAGTCACTTCAAACGTTGAAATTAGATGATGAAGATGTTTCACAACTGTGCGCACCAACGGTAGACTGGATAAAAGGCGTAGCAAGAGACAACATAATGTATACGTCTTTGTTCTTGATGGGAAAGTCTGTTGGAAAGAAAGGTGTTGTGAATTTCATCAATAGTAGTGATAACTATTGGTTGAAATCGTTACTTGTAAACCATAATGTTATAAACGACAAATATGTGTCAGATAAGATTTACGACAATATCGTAAACAAAATCAAAAGCGCATGTATGGGTAAACTTGTTGTAAATGGAAATTATCAAGTTTTGGTTTCTGACCCATACGCAATGATGGAACATGTTTGTGGTCTTGAACCAAATGGACTTCTTGGTGAAAGAGAGTATTATTCAAAATACTGGAACGATAGAAATGTTGATTTAGTGGACAGTATGCGCTCTCCGCTCACATATCGAAGTGAACACAACATATTGAATCTCAAAAACAACGACGAGTTAAATCATTGGTATAGATATCTTGGAACAGGAATCATTGTGAATGTTCATAGCGATGATGTTTTACGCTGGGCGGATTAAATAATAGTCCGAGAGTATAGTAATATACTTTAAGAATCTGGTGAACCTACAAATGTAGGGTGTCCATCTTACGTTTAGGAGCGATAGGAAATGATTGCTAGAAGATGGGCTAACAGGGGAAGCCTAAACCATTAAGGCATGGTAATCCTGTGGAAAGTCTTGTAGCCACTTCAATTATTATAGGAGTGGTAAAATGGAAGAACTTAGAAGATTTGATTTTTGGGATAACTATTATTATTGTGATAGAAACGGAAATATTTACAATAAAGAATACAAGAAGTTATCCACCAGAATTAGTAATAGTAGAGACGGCTATCTCACAATAACAGTTTGTGGTAAAGATAATTTTGGCAAAAAGAGATATTCAGCAATGTCAGTACATGTTATAGTTGCAAAACTATTTGTACCAAAGCCTGATACAAATAAAGTATTAGAAGTAAACCACAAAGACTGTGACAGAACAAACCCGAAAGCTGATAATCTTGAATGGGTAACGCATAAAGAAAACGTCCAATACTCCATTGATGTTGGAAACCACTTTACGCCAGATTGGAAAGGAACAAAAAACCCAAAATCCAAATTATCAGAGCGAGAGATATCCGAAATCATAGAGCTGTATAAATCTGGATTAAGAGTAAGAGATATTCATAGGACTAACAAATTTAATGTCTCTGAAACAAGAATTGGACAAATCATAAGTGGCTACAAGAAATCTCAAACGACTACAAGTGTTAGCGGCGGGTGAAACTCCCGTGCGCGAAGTGCCAGACACCCTAATAGGGTGAAGATATAGTCTACTCCCAAGTTTGAAATAAAACTTGTTAAAGTACAGCGAAAGCTGGGGTATACAGGAGCGATTTCGATATGGATATAGTCGCAACGACATCAAATCCAACAATCATCAAGGGTGTTTATAAAGATGATTTGGCTGTAACATACCAAAAGAAGCTATCGCAGAAAATTGAGTTTACTCAAGAGGATTTATATAAAGCAGACCTACTTGCCTTTGGTTCAGAGATTGGTTCGATAACAAATAAAAGTACATCTATGTATGCCATGTTGCCGATGTACGACCCACAAAGCACGCAATATGCAGAATTGGAACGACGTCTTATAATGACACGAGTGGCACAAGGTAACGCGATTGATAAAGCAAAAGGTGTTCAGACGAAACAATTCCCGCAACATTGGGCGAACTATCAAAGAATAGAAGATTCAGACAGTGACGAAGTAAAACGCAAGAAAGAGTTCTTTAACAGTATTCTCGTTGAAAAGAAACCATACTTCTTCAAATATCTCTATAAAGACAGTCGTTCGGCATATAATAAGTTTCTACGAGAAGAAGAATCGTATAGACAGATTTATGGAATAGATTTGGACGAGATTAAAGGCAAAAACGAATCGGAGCTTACAGAGAAAGAGAAATACTATCTTGCTTCAATGAATTACAGAAATCCTCTTATTGAATCTGATTGTGAAATGAATAGGATATGCCGTTATATAGAAAGCGTTGATTTCGATATAAAGCGTTTCAATTCAGATAAACCGTATGACTACAAGATATATATGAATGATTCAATAGAGAAGAATATGGCGTTATACAACTCGGTTAAAAAGGCGGTCAAAGATTTCTTCAGATTCCTAAAGGAAGATATTTCAATGAGTGATTATTCTTCTTCTTTGAAATACTTGCCGGAAGAAGAACGAAAGTTGATGAACAAATATGACCTGTTCAAAGATACAATGACCGGAATCTGTTCAAATTCATCGGAGCTTGTGAACTATCTTGTGGAAATATTCTACGTTGACCTGAAATCAAGCAACAAAGATATATTATGGAGAACATTTGGCAAAGTAATGTTCTATAACGTATACAACAAATCATCTAAGAAAGTTCTTATTCCTCAAATTGAAGATGATGGCGAATACGAGTACCTGTTTGATAGTTACAACATCTTGGAGGTAGACTTAATTGGTCAATGAATATAACGAAATATCATATGCTAAAAAGATGCTGAACTCTGGATTCCTCACAAACAGGAGAATGTATGAGCTTAATATCTTAGCAAAATATTTCTATTACATTGGTTATAAGCCTAAAGAAGTAAAAACAAAAGTAATAGAGTTCTGTAATACACATTTTGAAAATTTCAACGAAGCAAAGTATTTTGACAAAATAGAATCCATTCTTGCGAATGCTAAGAAGAATACGATAGTTGAAGTCGGTTCCATTGGCATTACTGATAAAGAGATTGAGTTTATTCAATCCTTGAAAGAAACAAACAAGTTTAATGAGGTTCTATTTTGTCTAATGGTTATAAAGCGTATAAGAGAAAAACTTGGTCAACAGGCTTATCTCAATTGTAAATACAGTAAGTTTTCAAAAATGTGTGGTCTAAGTTCTACAAAAGCAATATATCCAATTCTTAGACGAATGGAAGAACTTGGACTAATCCGTATTTGCCGCAACAGCAACGTTGAAATCCTATTCAACGTCAACACAACGCACGGCAAACCCGTCCTTGCCGTCAACGACTTCGACAACATATGCGCCTATTACCGCAACTATACTGGAAAGTCGCGTTATATTGAATGTCAATCTTGCGGCAAAATGGTGCGTGCTAGAGGAAATAGGCAACGATATTGTAAAGCATGCTATGCTGAAAAACATAGAGAAGTTGCAAGAGAATACGAACGAAAGAAGTATTATGAAGAAAAACCTTGACTTTTAGAAACTCTTTTATTGGCCCTAAAAACACATAGAATATCTATACATTTTTTAGCCTCTATAAGAAAAACTACTCTAAAAATATATAGGAGATATATAATAATATTTTTCTCCAGAAAGGTGTTATACAGTTTGATAAAGATAACGAAGCAGGAATACGAAAACGAGATAGCGAGTTCTGGTTTCAAATGCAGAAATCCGATTTCACACTCTGGTAAGAACAACAAGTATTACTATATTGTTGAAACGGACTATGAGAACTACTTGAGATTTATCAAAAATAAAAATAGATTGGGAGATAAGTAAATGTCCTATATCTTTGACACCAATATGTTCATGGAAGATTTTGATGTGAACAAGTATAAGGGTGAAAAAATATATATACCGATTCCTGTTCTTGAAGAACTAGACAGACACAATCACAGCTCTGACAGAACTCGTTCATATAAAGCTCGCAATGGGCTAAAGGCTATTAGCCGACTAGCTCTATCAAACACTATTGAATATCCAATCGAGGCCGACGGTAGAACTCTTGAAATATTAGATGGCGCAACCAATGATAATAGAATCATTGCTATTTCAAAGACAATTATGTTTCTCGACAGAGAATCTGTTCTTTATACGCATGATTTGAACATGTATCAAAAGGCTGTTGCTATTGGTGTAAGGGCGAAGCATATTGATTATTCTAAAGCGCCAATATACAAAGGATATATCGAAGTTGTTGGTACAACAGATACAATCAATAGGTTCTTCGACGAAATAGACACAAGCACGCTATATCCGAATGAATATATCCTAATCAAAGATGTTTCAACCGGCGAAGAAACTGAAATGCGGTGGACAGGAGAAAGATTCGTTGGACTTTCATTACCTGATTCAAAAGTTGTAAAGGCAAAGAATGCGTTACAGCGTTGTGCGCTTGATTTGCTTATGAACAGAGACATTACAACTGTTGCTGTTCTCGGCGGTTACGGTAGTGGCAAAACATACTTGTGTATGCAGATGGCGTCTTATTTTGTACTTGATAAAAATGAACAAAGTAAGATTCTTGGTATAAGAGAGCCAAACGGTGAGGGTAAAGATATTGGTTACTTAAAGGGGACATTTGAAGATAAAACCATTAGATTCTTCCGCCCCATTGAACAACAACTTAAAGGCCCAAACCAATACGACTATCTTGTACAGTCTGGTAAGATTGAGACAGAAATTCCTTTCTATATGAAAGGCACAACTTATGACAAAACAATTTTCTTAGTTGACGAAGCCGAAGATTTGTCAGAAGCGCAGATTAAACTTGTTGGTACTCGCGTTGGTGAAAACAGTAGAATCTTCTTTTCTGGTGACTTTGCGCAGTCGATTAAAGACAAAACTACTTCTAATCCTCTTGTAAAGATGTGTGAACAGTTGAAAGGCAACAAGATGTTTGGTTGTATTTATCTTGATGAAGATGTTAGAAGTGAAACAAGCAAATTATTTGCTGACTTATTTCAATAATTACGAGGTATATAAATATGGATTTTGAACTCTCGCCAATCTTTATTCCAGAGGAACTGGAAAATGTTAAACTTCCATCGCCAGAGCTACTTTCCTTTTATGAGAATCTCCAAGAAAGGGTAATCTGGATTGATGATGAAATTGGCGACCAGCTTCTTCAATATTCAAAGTATATTCTGAAATGGAATATGGAAGATGAAAAAGCGGGAATTAGGGTGGAAGATAGAAAACCGATTAAATTGATGATTTTTAGTCCCGGTGGCAGTTTATATTCCTGTAATCATTTTGTTGACATTATTGAATTGTCAAAGACTCCTGTGTGGGGTATAAACGTTGGAATGGCAATGAGTGCGGCGTTTTTGATTCTTATTTCATGCCACAAGCGTTTGTGTACTAAAAATTCTGTTGCCTTGATACATCAGGGTTCTAGCGGAATTAGCGGCAATGCCGCAGATGTTATTAGTTCTGCGAAAAATTACGAATCGCAGTTGAATAGACTTAAAGATAGGGTTCTTGAGAAAACCACAATTCCAAGCCGTCTTTACAATGCTAAACTTAAAGAGGATTGGTATTTGGATGCTTCAGAGCAACTCAAGTACGGAATCGTTGAAACGATTGTAGGAGATATATCTGAATTGTTTTAACACGAATGGAGTAAACGGAAATGAAAAGCACTGGTAAATTAATTTCAGAAGTAGCGCAGAGAACAAGGTATTTGAAAGCTCCGGTAACAGAAATCATTCAGGCTCTTGAGGACATTATAAACGAGTCTGTGATTAATGGAGAGACAGTCAAATTTGCTTGTGTAGAGACGGGAGCGAAAAACATCCCAGCACGCGAGGGATTCACTCCAAAAGGCAAATATTACAATACCGAAGCACATACACTCCCGTATGCCAAGGTACGTCCGGCATTCAAAAAAAAATATATGGAGCTGACTTCTAAGAAATGAAAAGCAAGTATGGTATTTTTGATTCTAATAGTAGAAAGATTGTTGGTGTTTTGAATCTTGATGATGGTGCGATTATTGAGATAAACGGAACATCAGTAACACTGGAAGAAGTATTGGCCGACTATAACGGCTGTGATGTTACAATTACTGTTGTTGACAATGCTTCTGGACTAACACAAGAATAAGTGGGGTGCTGTTATGAACGAGATTGAAGTCCGTGTAATACAGCTTTGTATTGAGAAGAAACGTAAAAATGAAAATGCTTTTTATGGTTCAATAGCGGATGTTGTTAGAGAAGAATTTGGTGTTGAATTGTCAACGGAAAGAATCCGTACAATTTCAAGGAAGTATCGAAAAGATAATCACCTTGACGAAAACTTCTTTAAAGTAGATTCAGAGTCGGAAGAAAAGCCAGTTACTGTATCGCTTCTTTCTGATGGCTCTACGGTGAGCGAAAAATCTTTTTCGGTGGCTCATAATACTGAACTGACACCGGAGTTGCTTTTAGAAAAGCACGGATTTGATAAAGACTATTTTGAACTGGTTTCTGCTAAGAACAGCAGATGGAACGTACAGAAAAAGGGTTCTGGCATCGTAGATATGTACAGTTCTAAGATTACTGTTCGTCCGGCAAAAGAGTTTATTTGGAGCCAGTCCAATATTGATAGGGCTTTTAGTAACATTAAAATCAAACCAGCTCCATCCAGAAAACTTGTGCATGTTACACATAACGGTAGATGCTTGGTTGTTCCCATTAGCGACTTACATCTTGGACTTCTTTCTGAAAAGAAAGTAAGCGGTAACGACTATAATCTTGAAATTGCCGAGTCTCTTTATTATTATGTTTTAAACGACGTAGTAAACGAGGTAAATGGACAGTCGTTTGAAAAGGTGATGTTTATTATTGGCAATGACTTCATCAATGCTGATAATATCACAAATACTACCACAAAGGGAACGCCCCAAGATTGTTCAAATCAGTGGCATACTATTATTGATAAAGCCATTGAGTTGTGTATCAACGGTATAAATATGCTTACATCGATTGCTCCTGTTGATGTGATATATGCTGTTAGTAACCATGACTATCACAGCATGTACGGTATTATGAATACACTTCAAGCATATTACAGGAACGATGAACTTGTAAAAGTATATGGCGACCCATCTGAAAGAAAATACTTTAAGTTTGGTAGCGTAATCGTTGGCGTTGCGCATGATATAAAGCCGGATAAAGCTCTTGAAATCATGTCTGTCGAAGCACATGACATGTGGAGTGAATGTAAATCAATGATTTGGTTCTTAGGGCATTTACATACCCAAATGGCATATAGTAAAAAAGGATATGTTGAGGTTCTTAGACTTCCAACTGTAAGCGGTTGGTCGCGTTGGTCGAATCAGCAAGGCTATGTACAAACTGAAAGAAAGAACCAAGCATTTATCATTGATGAAAATACAGGAATTAAAACGACGATAAACACCGTTATCAAATTATAATAGAGAATGAAGCCCGCCAAGCCTATGAGCATTTGTTGCTTATGCGTATCATGGCGGGCCTTTTGTTTGCGCTGGCGTAACTCAGTTGGTAGAGTAGCTGACTTGTAATCAGCCTGTCGCACGTTCAAATCGTGTCGCCAGCTCCAATATGATATGTTAAACATATCGAGAGAAATAAATGGAGAAAATGGAGGGCATACTATGCCAAAAGAAGTACCAAAGGCCCATCCACCGATGCCAAAACCGTCGGAAAGAACAAAATCTACATCATCTACTGGTGTATATAAACGTAGACGTGGGCCATTAAGTAATGCAGAAATAGCATTACTTGAGAGATATAAAGCTAAGAACAATTTAAGTGCTATTGTTGACAACACAATTGATGAAATTGTTTCTGATAGTATATATGAGATTAAAGAAGCCGTAGACAATATGATAGCTTACGGCGACCCAAATGTATATAGAGTTTTACCAAAAGAATTAGATAAAAAAATGAGAGACTATGGGATGGTTGCTCAAGAATATTTTGGTAAAAAAGGCCCTAGTAAGGACACTACGCCTGTTTTTATAGTTCCAGAGACATATAAGCAGTGTAATGTGTGTTTGAAGTTTAAACCACAAAGAAGTACCGCTGGTATGAATTTTTATACATCATATTCAGACACATCCAATGGCCTTACAAGTATATGCTGTGATTGCGCCAAAAAACTTTTTTCCAAGTATTTAAAAGAATACGGTATTAGAGAGGCTCTTGTTATAATGAGCCAGAAGTTGGATATTGTTGTTATATCTGAAGTGTTAGAACAATATGTGGAGTTCTATAACACGGCAGAAGGCAAAAAGAGCGTGCTTGATGGTGTGTTTTTTAGTGACTATTATCAGGCTACGCTTTTATCATTTTCTGAAGAACAGAAGAAAGACGATTTATCGTTCTGCAAATCAAACCTTCATGGTGAGCCTTTTAGAGATGTAATACCAACATTTGATTTGGCACCAATATATGACGATATTACCGTTAAAAAGTCAAAAGGCGCGGACGACGATGATGAATTGGCGAGAAAGTACCCATCATTATCAAAGTTAAAACAAAAATGGGGTAGCTTTGAAAAGGCTGACTTATATTGGCTTGAGGATAAGTATAATGAGTGGTATGAGAAATGCGAAATTGATGGATTGTCAAGGGAAAAACTTGTAATTCAGCTTTGCTATGAGGAATTATCTATTGTTAGAACTCGTGAAAAGGGTGGAAACGTAAAAGACAAAGTTAGGAGCTTTCAGACACTTATGAAAGACGCTGAACTTACTCCAAAGAAACAGTCCATATCCGGTTCTTCTGAATCACAGTTTACATCTTTGGGTGAGTTTATAAAGGCGGCTGAAGTTAAAGGGCCGATTATATCTAAGAATAAGGCGTTTAAAGATGCTGATAGCTTTGAAAGACTGTGGAAGTCTATTGCTGGGGCAATTTCAAGAACTCTTGGCAGAGACAATGAGTATGTAAGAGACTTTGAGGAAAACTACAAAGATTACACCGTAGACTTTAATCGCGTTACAGAATCCAGCGACTCGACTTCCGACAATTCAGAAGTAGAGGAAGTTGGTGATACTGATGGCGAAGCATAAAATTCAATTCTTCAATGATTGGATTGATTATTGGAGATTAAACATTCATCGGTTCGCCGCAGAGTATCTTGGAATCAAACTTAGTTTATTCCAGCAAGTTGTATTATACTTAATGGATTCTCCAAGTTGTACCAAAGATAACTCACTTATATTCTTCGCTTCTCGTGGTATCGGTAAGTCTTTCTTGACAATGGTATTCTGTATTTGTAAATGTGTCTTGTATCCTAACATAACGATTAAAGTTGCTTCTTCAACAATGCATCAGGCTACAATGTTCGCAAGTAAGTTGTATGAGATACAAAACGGGCGACCGAACGTTGAAAGAGAAATAGACACAATAAGTATTAATCGAGATAGCGCTATTATAAAGTTCAAGAATGGTTCTACAATTGAAGCTGTTGTTTGCGCTGATACGGCTCGTGGCGCTCGTGCTAATATTCTTATCTTAGACGAGAGCCGTCTTATGAGCAAGGCAACGATAAACAACGTTTTGATGCCGTTCCTTACCAAGTCAAATCGTGACCAACCTTGGGCGATGGACCCACGATATAGAAAATATATGGAGAGAGAACATAACTCGACTATATATTTGACATCTATTGGATACAAGGACGAATGGAGCTATCAAGACTTTAAACAATATTGCGAAGATATATCGGCTGGTGATGAATCAAAGGTAGCATTATCATTGCCATATCAGTTTGCCGTTGAGGGTGGAATTATTAGAAAGTCTTATATCGAAAACCGATTTAGAGACAGAGGCGCTGACATAACTGGTTTGCGAATGGAATTTGAGGTTATTCCACACGGTGAATCTGAAAGCGCTATGTTTACATTCGACGAAGTAAATAGTGCGAGACAACTTAGAGTTCCTCTTATTCCTCCTACTGATGATGAATATATCGAATGTAAGGGAATACTAAAAACATTACCATACTATCAAAAGAAAGAACCAAGAGAGATTCGTGTTTTGAGCATGGATATTGCTGTTGGTGGTGGGAGAAAGAACGACTTGACAGTATTTACTGTGTTCAGGTGCATTGAGGATTTAGACTACTATGACAAAGAACTTTCGTATATTGAAGTTATGAGTGGTGTAAACCTCGACCAACAGGTTATACGAGTAAAACAACTCTTTTATGACCTTGAGTGTGACTATGCGGTTATAGACGCTGGTGGTGCTATTGGTATTGAAACCATAAACTCTTGTGGTAATATTACAAAAGATATGGTTAGAAACCGCAGATATCCCGGCTGGAAAACCATGAACAAGGTTGAAAAGTATGATATGCGTATCGCTGACCCAAATGCCGAACCTGTATTATTTCCAATTCAAATTTCTGGTGCGGGTGCTTCGGCTATGCAGTATAACATGTTGGTTACGGCGCAGCTTGAATTTCAGAGAAAACGTATCTCGCTTTTGGTAGAAGATGATGTTGCTGTACAAGAGTTGAATAAAAGATATAAATACTTGACAATGAAAACGAGTAATGACAATTTGATGCGTGAACGAGCTAATAATATGATTGGCCCATTTGCTAATACAACAAGTTTAGTTGATGAAGCAATTAAGACGCAGATTGTCAAATTGCCTAGTGGAAGATGGGTATACGATGAAAAGAACGGACGTAAGGATAGAGTTATTAGCATGATTTATGGTTTGTATTTTATAAACCTACTTGAAGAAGATTTAATCTCTTTGACAAAAAGTGTAAACATAAGTGATTATGTATCTTCGAGGAATTATACTAAAAAGAATAATCCTATCAATCCGTTTGGTTCAAACTTAAATAAACTAGCTGGGTTTGGAATGAGAAGATGATTTATAGAATATCTTTTACTGGTGAAGTACCAGACTATCGTGTATTGATGGACACTATGGCTAGAATCGGTGATTATTGTTATAGTGGGAAATCATTCTTTCTTGATACGGATAAAACGTATAAAGAACTAAAGGATATATTTGACGGCTTTATCGAACCGATAGGGCCGTCTTATGATTTGTCAACGTGCTCAGAATTAGTGCGTAAATGGTGCTTGACTAAGATGGGGCTTAAAGCACTAAAAGAGTTCGAGGAGAGCGACGAGGGACAAAGTAGAATGAAAGAAATCATGGCATATCTTGATGCCATAGAAGAAAAGAGAAGAAAGGAGGGGGTTAAAGAAGATGGCAAGACAAGTTCAGCGAAAAGAACCAGAGCCGCCACAGCGCCAGAGCCAACCGTCAAACCAAAAGGTAAGCGTACAACAGGTTGAGAACAAATGGAAACAGGTGTTTAGTAGCCCAATTGGCGGTGGATTTGGTGGTGTAGCACCGGGCGGATATTTACTTAATATAGGTGCGAGTTTTGTCAACGACCCATATCTCCTTAACCAGAGAATCAAACAGCTTTCGACACTTCCCGCATTTACAGATAGAGAACAAATAGAGGAATCATTAAAGAATCCCGAAAACAATGAGTTCGATTTGCGCGAAGCGACGCATAGCATGATTTATCTCACATATCCTCTTTACAGGCTTCAAATGCTGTATGAGGGTATTTTGAAGTATAGAAGCTATATTGAGCCTAGATACGTCGATAAGAAAGAGATGAATACGCCACGATTCAAGTCCGACTGGAAACTTGTTGATATGTGGCAAAAGAAGCTCAATCCTCAGAAGCAGTTTAGACGAATTGTGGCTGAGGTTATACCAGAGGGTAAAAGAGCATATTATCTTCGACAGTCTTATAACAGCACTACTGGAAGCGAGAATGTAAATTATGTTCATTTTCAAGTTCTTCCAAGTGATTGGTATAAGATAATTAAGCACTCTACTGACAGCTATGAGGTAGTAGCTTTTAACTTTGCTTACTTCTGGCAAGCTGGTACAGAACTTGGACAATTCCCCGAAATATTTACAAGATATTATGACCAGCTTATGACGGCCACCAGTTTTGATGAAAACGGCAATAAGTGGATTGACCCTAGAAAAACCCCTGATGATGTTGTTGTTGAATATAACCAAGAGACTATGACGTGGTTCTATTGGAAGGAACTTCCGGCTGACGAATGTTTCGTTTTCTCTTTCACGGAATCAGACGACTTACAGGTTTCTCCGTTCGCTTCATTGCTTTTACAGGCACAAGACTTAGCATCATATTCGCTATTACAGCAACAGTTGCTGACAGTGCCATTGTATTCGATGTTGCTTGGTGAAATGCCGTTACATGATGATAATAAGTCTGGTAACTATACTGACGACTTTAGATTGTCGCCAGAGGCCGTCAATGCTTTTGAGGCAAAGGTAAACTCTAGTATGCCTCCGGGAACAACATATAATATCGTTCCGTCTGAAAATAACCAACTCTACCACTTCCAAGAAATACCAAATGCTAACAAGATATATAATATGGGCTTACAACAGCTTATTAATACATCTGGCGCTTCTACGCTAATGACAACCACAGAAAAACCGTCGGTTGCTCAAGTTGCGGCTGGTAAGATTATCGAAACCAGATATATTGATAGGATGTATGACCAGTTTGCTTGGGCATGTAATATAATCCTTGAGAAGATGTATGAGTTCGGTGATTTGAAGTTCCGTTGGCAGTTCTATATCCATGGTGATGCTTTTAGTGAAAAAGACGAGATTGCCGCAGTTGAAAAGAGTCTGTCTATGGGACAGCTTGAATTGCTTCCAAAATACTTGTCATACCACGATAAGAGCTTAATGGACGCTATAACTGATGCTGATTGGGTTGAAACATCTGGAATATATGATAAGTTTAAACCACTTGTCAATACATTTGGTATGTCGTCAACAACTAAACAGACTGGCACATCTGGTAGGCCAAAAATGGATTTAGATAAGATAGAGAATGATAATACGGCAAATAGTGTTGATTCTGGAACTAACACTTCTGATACTCGCTTCTCTTTAAAACATTGTGTTGTCTGCGGTGGAGATGTAAATGAAGAACATTATCCATTTTGTAGCGAAGAATGTAAAGAATCTTATATAGAGGAACAACGTGACGATTATGAAGAACAGTAAAGAATGCTCTCATGTGGATGCGGATGGAAATTCCACTATTATTTTTTCACATAAGAAATGGACTGGCGTTTATCCGCCTCGCGTAAAGGGTATTTGTAAACTTTGTAAAGAACAAATCGAAATGACGGAAAGCGAATATAAAGAATTTATAAAAGAGGGTGAGTTATCTTGAAACTGATTTCCGACAGAATGGAATCAGCACTCACTGGACTTTATGGACTGTGTTTTACTGGAAATAGTATTTGTGATAATATGGTTACACAGCTTGGTGTAAAATTTGTTATGCCAAATACATCAAATCTTATCCATTATAATATGGCACATGAACTTCCGGTGCTGGCTGATTACATTGGTGAATACGCTGCGGCTCGAAACTCATATCTCCATAGGCCAGCGGTAGCGGCTCATATGGAAGAATATGAAAATCTTACAACAATGTTTGCTGAACTCCTTAACTATATGGTTGCTCTTGAAAAAGAAGTGAGTAAGGTTATGGATTTGGCTATTGCCGAAGATGATAAGCAAACACTCAAGAACCTTGACAAATTCATTAGAAAACTTGTTCCCTTGACTGAAATGGCACTTGGCTTCGTGGATTATGTCGAAATGAATGGTGATACACCGCCTCAGTGGATGCAGATGGATTCTAATATCAATAAATTCTTTGGTATTAAGAGAAAGTAAATCTGCTATTACAATGAAAGGTGGTGATTGAATGCCTAAAGTTTTTTCTGTTCCTGTTGAAAGAATAGATATTGAAGAAATCAATAACGGCGACTTTTTGAAATTAAAGTTGTATGCTATTTCTGATACAGTAAATAGAAACAATTCGGAGTTTCTTAGAGAGGGCTTCGAGGAGTCCATTCCGACAATTTATAATAAACCAATTTTGGCTTATTTTAATAAAAATCTAAATGATACCGAAGAACACAATTCTCGTCTTGATATTGACAAGTATGGAAATGAGTTCTATGATTACGACTATGATGGTGCTGAAAAGCCCGTTGGTGTTATTCCAGAAAGTTCTGTCATAACCATAGAAGAAGTCGAGGGTAAAAACTGGGTAGTTATCAATCCTGCTTACATATGGACTGAATATAACAAACGACTTACGGAAGTTATTAAAAGTCAGTTAAGTAAAAAGGTTAGCGTAGAGGTTGAACCTGTTGACTTTTGGGTTGATGAAGAATCTGGTATAGAGAAAATTAGAACTTGGAAGTTTTTAGGAATTACCATACTTGGGAAAGATAAATATGGTAGAGCCATAGAGGAAGGCATAGAGGGTGCTAAACTGGTACTCGAAGATTACGCCAAATCTAGCAAGTTCAACTCTTATAAATCCAAATTTCAGTTCGCACTTTCTGGCAAGAAAGAAGAATATTCTTCTTCTATACTTGAAAAATATGGTGTTACGGTGTCAATGGAGGATAAGAGCAAAATGGATTTTATTAAAAAAGACGAGTATGGCACTGGCAAACCAATCTCTGTACTTAAATCTAAGGAAGCAGTCTCTAATGATTCTTGGGGCGACGTTGATAAGACAGCCCTTAGAGACACAGTGTTAAAGGCTCGCAATTACAAAACGCTTGTAAAATCGGTATATCTTGATGTTCAAGATGGATGGGAAGATGCTCCATCTGAAAAACTCAAATATCCGGTTATGCAATATAAAAATGGCAAATTCGTTTATAACGCTGGTGGGCTGTTGAGCGCACAACAGTACGGCGAAAAATATGACGAAAGTATTGCTAAAAAGGCTTTGACAATTCGTAAAAGACTTGGATTAGTAAAGTCAGAAAAGGAGGAAAAAATGAAGAAATTTATTGAAGCAGCCAAAATTTCTGGCTTTGCTTACCTCGGACTGTATGAAGGCAAACTTGCCTTTGCTCAAGAGTGCGATTGTGACAAAGAGGAAATGGCTGAGGAAAAGAAAGAGCTTTCTTTGTTTGAAGTCGATAAAGAAGTTGCCGAGAAGTACGTTGAAGGCGAGGAATTTGCTTGGGACGAGATTACTGGCCGTTCTATTGATTTGACAACTCGTGACGATGGTGATAAACACACCTATGAGGACGACGAGGATGAAGATGATAAAGAGGACGACGAGGAAGATAAAGACGGCGACGACGGCGACGATAAAGAAGATGCGGATAAGGAAGAAATGGCTAAGAGAATCGAAGCTCTTGAAGCTGAGAAATGCGAGATGGAAAAGCGTTGTGAAGCTGCTGAAAATGAGCTGAAAGACATTCGCATGAAACAGTTCAAGGAAGATACTGATGCTATTCTTTCTGATGAAGATGCCGATATGGACGAAAAGACCCACGAGGAACTTGTAAAGATGCGCGACGAGGGCAAGTTCTCTAGTGTGGAGGAGTTCGCCAAAGAAGTTGCTTATAAGAAGTACCTTGCCGAAAAAGAAGGAAAGAAAGAGATGTCTAAAAAGGACACCAAACTTTCTTTTGGTCTTAATAAGAAAACCGAACCAAGCGTGTCTAAAAAGAATGACTTGTTAGACAAACTTGCAAAAATTTAAGGAGGAAAACTAACTATGGCTAATAAAAACTTTTTTCAGCCTGTGAGAATGGAATCTCAGTATGTCGCGACAAAGCTGCAGACTGTTCTGTTCCAAGCCGATGATAAAAACGCCGCTTGCTTCGATGGCGAGCTTGCCGTTCTTGGCGATTTCACACAGGACCCCGTTTATCTTAACGCTTTTATTGCAGCTAAGGCTTCTGCTCCTGCGGACTTTAATACCCGCATTGCGACTGCTCCTGCGGCGGCCACAGCAGTTGGTGTTGGCGTTATCGACCTGCCCACTGTTCCGATGGCTACTGGCGCTGGCGTGGCTTATCGTATGGGCTTCAAGACAATCGGCCTGACCGCCGAGGCTGGTGTGCCCGTGCGTTTCCGTAAGTTCGTGGTTGACGACACGTTTGCTACTGGTGAGGAAAACTGCACAGCCGCTCTGACTGCGGGCCAGTATGCTACTGTTGGCACCGCTGGTAAGTGGGTGCCTGCGGATGCCGCTCCGTCTACTGCTGGATGCTATGCTAAGGTTATTAGCAAGTATATTGTGTCTCAGGGCGTTGACGGTAAACTTACGGACAATGGTGTACAGGCTTACATGCTGTGCATCATGGCTAACTAATTAAAGGAAAGGAAAGAGAGGTAATAGAATTATGGCTAATGTTAGACAGTTCTATACTTTAGATACTGCTGGCAAGAACTTCTCTATGCTCGACGAGGAGCAGAAGTCTCTTGTTGAAGGCGGATTTAAGGTTGCTAAACAGTATATGGCCGACCGCGTAAAAGAAACAAAGAAAGACCTCTTTGCTTCTATCAATGATACATCCATTGACAACCGCAAGGAACTCAATGACATGGTTGTTGAGAAAATTGCCAAATATAGTGCGAAGCGCGCTGGCGGAATCAACACAGAGAACTTTACTCTGAAAGATGTTGCTAACCCCAACGTTCATAACAATCGTGTGTTCAAAGAGACTTTCGCGGCTGTGCTTGCGCAGATTATGACCCCGGTTGTTCCCGCTATGATTTCTACGTCCTTTATGGACATGGCTGATGTTTCTAACATCGGTTGGGGCGATACGGCTCGCTTCAAGGTTAATTCCAATGATACGTTCTTTGTGACTCGACTGGCTGAGGGTATCCTCAACGGTTCTGTTCAGAGAACTTACAATGATGAAATCACTGTCAACCCGGAACCCTACAACATCACTGTTGCTGTTGACTGGTATCAGGTTGCCGCTGGTTTGTTTGACCTTGGTGAGTTCGTGTACAAAGTTGGTATTTCTTACAATGCCTATATCACGCAGATGATTATTCAGGCTATCGGTGGCAACATCACGGCCAATGCTGTTACTTCCTACTTCGTTAATGGCTTTGCCACTAACACATTCGTGAAGCTGGCTGAAATCCTGCGTGCCGCTAACAACGGTGCCAAAATCCGTGCTTATGGTACTCTTGCTGCTCTGAGCGCTATCATTCCGTCTGGTACGACAAACGCTAACCTGCAGATGGGCCTTGGCGAGGAATGGGCGCGTATCGGCCATCTGGCAACGTACATGGATGTTGACCTTGTGCGTATTCCGCAGATTCTTCTGCCGAATACTGTCAACACCACTCCGCTGACTGGTATTCCCGATTCTACAATCTATCTGTTCGCAGATGGTGGCTACAAGCCCGTCAAGCTCGTGTTCGAGGGTAGCGCGTTTACGCACGACATCGTTCCGACGGAAGCTCCTGACAAGGAAATGGGCATGAGCCTTACGCTTAGAATGGGTAGCACGTTCGTGGCTGCTTCTAAGTATGGTGCTATTACGGGCGTTGGCGCGTAATTAACCAGTGATAATTGTTATAGGGGACTCTTTTGAGTCCCCTATATATAATAATGGAATAAATGGAACAAAAGGAGAATGGTTATGCCTGCTACTAAAAAACAATCTGTATCGCAGAACGAAGTTTCTAATGATACTCAGACGGTAAAAGAAGCCACTGGAATGAGCGTTGAAGATATGCTTGCTATGATAGCAAATCTTACGGCTCAGGTTAATAAACTCAATTCCCAGCATGGCGGCGAGAGCGTTATGGTTTCAAAGATGGATAGGCCGTGTACTCTGATTCATCTGTGTGAATGCAATCCTATGCTCCCATCAACAATTCGTGTAAACGGCAACGAAATCCGTTTTACGAAGTTTGGCGAGAGACGTACTTTTAGATTTGCAGAAATGCAGGATATTACGTCACGTTATAGAGATTGGTTTGAGCGTGGTGTGTTTACTCTCGGTGAAGATTGTGACGAAATGGTAAATGATTTTGGGCTTGACATCATGGACGTTCCAATGTCTGTTGAGCAGTATGCCAAAATCGCAACGCTACCTTTGTCGGAGTATAAGCGCATTGTTGATGGATTGTCACATCCGCAGGCTCTGCGTCTTGCTCAAACGTGGATTAAGCGTTACGAAGCAAACATGCCGGGTTATTCAAATCTTGAGAAAGTCAAGATTTTAAATAAGAAAACAAAAGGCTTTATGAAACAATTTATGTCTGATTTGTTAAGCGACGATACAGAATAATAAGGGGGAACAGTTTGTGGCCGGAACATCATATTTCACTATATATAAAAGAGCCATAACAGAGTTTAAAGACCCTACTTTAAAAAATCTTTTAGACAATGATACTGTTATGTTTAGCCAAGTTATGTATAACTTCCTAGAGAATGCTATTTCTCTTTTCACCAATCCGATTCCGGCGCAAAAACGTGTAAACGACCGAGTACCTCCTAAATTCTATACACAGACTTTCAAAGGTGATGGTAGTACAAATCAATTTACATTGACCGACGCGCCAGAGGCTAGTCTAATAGATGATTGTCTTTTTGAATATACAGTTGATGGAAACAAAGTAGATGGAACATATAGTGCTATTCCGGGCGGTGTGGTTGGAGAAGCTATTGTGGGTAGTACACATACTGAGGGAACACCAACAGTAACTCTTGAACCAACTCCATACGAAGATTCTGAAATTGTAATTAACATTTATTATGTTGGTAACTGGAACGTTAATCTCTATCCGATGGAGGAGTATATTCTTGCCGAGTTTATCATGGCGGCATGGTCGGAGTATATCCAGAATGACAAACTTGATATAGTGAGGCTTCTTGGAGACACCGACTTCAAATTGACATCGGTATCATCTGCTACTACTTCAAAGTCGAGTTGGTATGTTGTAAATAGAGAGACTGTTACAAAGCGTATGACAAAATATGCGTGGGACGCAGCTATCCAGAGGTTATACCCATGATAAAAAAATATTATGCTGACCTTGTAAATAGAGTCTTTAACGTATTGTACATTTATGAAAATGACATGTCCGCCTTTGAAGAATATGTGAAGTCGCTAACATTTGAGCTTAGTGGAAATGAGGACTTTTCAGAGATACAACAGATACGATTCAAACTTAATGCTCTACTTTTAAATGACATTTGTCATTCTGATGTTAGAAGAAGTGTATTGAAATCAATCAGTATCTTGGATAGAATATTAAGTAACTGGAAGGAGTGATAATATGGCCCTTGATTTACGAGGAATAAAAGCGGCTACATTTAACACTCCAACCAATTATGTCGAAAGTGTACGATACTACGAGCAAAATTTACAAGATAAAATAAATGACACCTATCAGTATGCTAGTGATACATATGAAATAGGGCAGGAAATCGTCGCTGGTACATTAGATTTTTGTCCTTTGGTTTGTAGGGTTTGTCACGCTATAAATCCAAAAACCGGATTGAATCTTGGAGACGACTTTAAAGATTTAAAGTTTTTTGACGTGTTCTCTCATAGAACTATGGGTGAGAGATATGAGTTCAACGGTTCGGTTTGGATTACTACAAACACAGACAACTATCATTATAATACACAGTCAGCTATTGTGCGTAGGTGTAACAATACACTGAACTATATAGATACCAATGGCAAGATAATACGAGAACCTTGTATTGTTGGGTATTCAGTCAAGTATGCTAATATCTATTATAATACGTCTGTGGAAATACCGCAGGGTACAATAATTATAACAGCCCAGAATAACAGCAATACGCAAGGCATGAATATTAACGATAGGTTTATATTGAACAATCAAGTGTTTAAGATAAAATCTATTAAAGACTATTTGCGCAGCGATACATCATTGGGTTCTTCTGTGCCTCTGATAGAGTTTGAATTGTATATTGATGCCAAATCACCAGACGATAACTTTGAACTTGGTGTGGCCAATATGAATAAGTATATTGGCATCTATCCTCCGAAACCCAAGGTTCTAAACGAAGTGATAGTGGAGCCAGAATTTAGCAAACTTTATCAAGGAGAAACTCGAACCTATACATGTTACTATTATATCAATAATATAAAGCAACCAAATGAGTTTATATTTGAACCGAAAGGTGCGCATCCAAATCTATATTCGCTTACTGTTATAGACGGCAATACATTCACCGTAACATGTCTTGGAAAATCAACAAATCTATTGGTTGTTAATTGTATTGGTGATATTATTTCATCAGATAGCGCCATAGTGGGCGAAGCTGTTGTAGGCACAGCTTCTGTTGGTAATGATGGAATCGTAGGTAAATTAGAAAAAGAAATTACCATAGATTTGAGGGGGCTATACTGATGCCAGTTTTTGATATGGAAAGGTTGGCCTATAACAAATTCACAGAATTTTCAAACTTGTGCTATAACATACTGGCTTATTTAATGGTACAAAATGAAGATATCTGGAAGCTCTTGAAATATGACACCCCCGATGCTCTATCGAAACCCAACCTTACGCTGGAAGAAAAAAGGAAAATGATTTATGACGGAAACGGAGATTCTGAACACTATAATGTGTATAGAAGTCCGTTTGTAGATGAAGCATTTACCGAACAAACCAGTCAATTAAGGATTTATGCGCTTACTATAAACCCCCAAAATAGAAGTTTGGCTACAATTGATTTGAATATTGATTGTATCACACACACTAAGTTGGTTAATATAGATGGAGGTAAAAGCCGGGTTGAGTTGATGGTTGAAGAAGTATTAAAGACACTCAACGGACAGGAGATAGACGGAGTAGGTAAATTATTTTTCGATGCTAGAGAGGCTATGTATGATGGTGCCAGATTTAGCATTTTTAATAATAGATATTTCTATGGTTGTCAAATAACCATGTCTGTCCACTACGGAGAATTGGAGCCAAACACTTATGGTTGACGATATTCTTCTTCCGTATAGACAACAAGTTTTGAATGATGAGCCAGTTGAGCTTTTTGATGGGCTGACTTTATACCCCGTTAAAATGCGTGATTATATCACATTTAATGTTTGTTCTTCTATTCTTAAAATGAATAAAAATGCGACAAACGACCCAAAAGTAATTTCTATGTCATATTTAGATTATATCCTGTATTTAGCTCAAAAAGACGAGGAAGAAAAAGAACCGGGACGACCAAATTTAACAGAGTTGTTTTTACAAGAACTCTTTTTGTTGGTTACAAACAAAGACGGTATGAGCTTTGGATATGGTGTAGATGAAAAGAAAAAGAGTTTCATCGAAATAGACGGAGTTAGGCTATATAAAAAAGAATTTGAAAAGTTCAGAAAATTTGTACTTTGTCAAAACATCCCCGATTATAAAGAAGAATATATAAACCCGGAATTGGCCGAGGACTTAAAAAAGGCGGATGAAATTAGGAATAAAGGGAAAACTCCAAGTGACATAGAAAAACAAGAAATGGCAGTAGTTATCGGAAGTTCATTAACATTAGAAGATGTTAAAAACATGACAATAAGGAAGTTCCATATTGCTTTAGAGTTAATCGACAAGAAACTTCATTATACTATTGCTAAACAAGCTAGTCTATCTGGCTTTGTTGAGTTCAAACAAGAGATAACACACTATTTGATTGAGGATAATAGAGGTATTGAAGATAGCGTTATTGATTATTCTCAATTTAAAGATAAGTTAAATAGTGCAAATAAATAAGGAGGAAACTTATATGGCAAGATATTTTCTCGCTGGTGCCGCAACAGTCGATATGCTTGTGGGCGACCAGATTGTAGCCACTGCTAATACTCTGCTCGATTCTTCTATCACAATAGGTTCGACAGCAGAAGATGTTCGTGGTGGCCCCGGTGCTAAGTTGTTAGGTAAATACTATCATACAAGCACGTTTGATATTAGCCTTACGGATACAATGTTCAAACTTGAGTACCTTGCGTTCCAAGCTGGTTCTGCGATTCAGCAGATTTCTGATGTATTTACATCAGAGCAGGTTACACTGGCTGCTGGTGGTGCTGGTACTATTGCTGATACACCTGCTGACTATCAGGGATACGGCACAATCGGCTGGGTTGCAAAGCCCGGTTCCGACGCTTATACAAAAGTGACATTTACTGACAAGGCTTTCACCGTTCCCGGTGCCGCTAAGGGTGATGTTTATTGTGTTAAGTATGTCAACACTGACAATGCAGCTCGTCAGATTACGGTTTCTTCGTCTTTTATTCCGAGCGAAGTTACGCTTGTTATGAAAGCAAGTCTGTATCGTGGTGGCGGACGTGACAAGAATGATGTAAACAGTTCTTCTAAGGTGGGCAATGTTCAGATTCTTGTTCCTCGCTTCCAGTTTAATGGCTCTATGGAAATCTCTATGTCAGCGACTGGTGTTGCCAACTCTCCGATTGCTGGTTCTGCTCTTGATAATCCGTCGGCGGATTGCTCTGAGGGTGGATACTATGCTATTATTACAGAGCAAATCGCGGGTGCTTCTTGGTATGACAACGTGTTCGCTCTGGCAATTGAGGACAGTGATGTTGAGCTTACAGCCCCATCTGGAACACAGACACTTAGCGTATACGCTCTGCCTGTTGCTGGTGCCGCGTTTAAACCGCCTTATGAGGATTTAACGTTTACTTCTGCCGCCAATGCTACTGCTTCGGTTACTGCTGAAGGTGTTGTTACGGGTAAGGCTACTGGCAATACCACAATTACAGTTGCTATCAAGAATAAGGCCGGTATTGAAGCAGTTGCCAATGTGACTGTTACTGGTGGCTAATTGATAGTTAGGAGCTGATAATTATGGCATATACACCTACTGTTTGGAAAAACGGTGATGTCATTACCGCCGAACTTTTAAATCATCTTGAAACTGGTGTACAAAACGAGCAAGTTGGGCCAGAAGGCCCAGCAGGCCCTACTGGTGCGGCGGCTGGTTTTGGTACGCCTACCGCTACGGTAGATGCTAATGTTGGTACGCCTGCTGTTGAAATTACAGCAACAGGTGACGATACAGCAAAGGTGTTTGCTTTTGCGTTTAGCAATTTAAAGGGTGAACCGGGTGCTGCTGGTGCCAAGGGTGAACCGGGTGCAACAGGTGCTACTGGTGCGACTGGTGCCTCTGTAACAGCAATTGAGCTTTATAAGGACGAGTCTGGCGCTATCACTGGTGGTAAGGCCACCTTGTCTGATGCGAGTGAAATTACTATCACTGTTACAACTACTCCAACGGTTTAATTGTTTATGGGACTACTCAATATGAGTAGTCCCATATTTTTACATAAGGGTGATTAACATGTGCCCATATGCGGTAGATAAATCTGATTTTTTACATAAGAACTTAGTTTGTACATTGGACAACAAAACTTGTGGATTGTGGAGATATTGTCCAACACTCAAGAAACCAATTATGAGTGATAATTACAATAAGTACGGTTGTCGTACAAAAAATGAATTTGAAAATAGTCAGAAAGATGGTGATAAGAATGGACAAAGATAAGGTTGTTTTGGAGGATGTTGAGGTAGTCGAGAAGCCTAGAAAAGCAACTCCAAAAACTAAGAAAATTATTGCTAAGGTAAATTACTCAAAGCCCTCTAAAAACTTAACTTCTGTGTCATATGAAAGCAATGGCGCTATCTGTTCTGTTTTTATAAAAGGAATTTATACTGGTATAGTAGAAATTGAATATATAGGCGACGCTTTTGATAATAGCAAAATTGTAAGGGTTAAATAAGGAGGGATTAGATGTTTATTACTGTGGCGGGAACACCTGCTGGATACGGATATTTTGATATTACAGCAACTCCTAATGAAAATATCATCCCGGCAATGGTAGCCGAGATTAGGGCGAATGACATTAACAAGGATTTGGGTGCGCCAATTTCGGTTGGCACAATGGCTATTCAGGTTAAAGCAGCAGCAAAGGTTAGTATTAATGGGCGAAATCCTGTGCTGGTAGAGCCAGATATTGGCCTTACTTTTGATGCTCGTGGAGTTTTCTCGGTAGTGTTTGATACAGCAGTAGCATATAATATTACTATTTCATATTAATGGGGTGATATTATGTTACCTCAATATGGTTTCCGTGTAATTTATTATAACATTATTCGAGGATTTAATAATCTCAACACCGAATCAGGTGGTGGAAATGGGCCGGGAGACGATGCAGTTGTTGGACGCGCTATCGTTGGTTCGGCGGTTGTTGGATATGTTTCTCCGAGCATTGGAACCGCTATTGTTGGTACGTCTGAAGTAACGTAATAATCGTTATGTTTTATCAACAATATAGGGGGTGGTTCCGGTGATAGATATTTTAAAAGAGCTTTCTCAAATTGCTGGCTACTTGACTGGTTTAATGGCCTTTTTTGCTCTTATAATTCCAAAGTCAAGAAATTTTCTAGTTAAATGGTTGAAGAAAAATCTTGAGATTGACAAGGTTAATAAATCTCTAGAAGTTGAAATAGAGAAAAGCCACGACAGAGAAAAGGCAATAGAGAATATAAGTAAATCTCTTGATGCTCATGTACAACGGTACAAAGAATATACAGAGAAAGCTGCTGAAAGAGACATCTTCTTCCTTAGAGCGCAAATAGATAACATATATCATAAATTTATGCCACTTGGGTATATCACAGCCAGAGCAAAGAGTGACGTAGCCAAAGCGTGGGAGCTTTACGTCGCAATGGGCGGCAACAGCTATGCGAAAGAAGAAGTAGAAGAACTTTTGGCATTACCAACAAGATTTTAATGGTAATAAGGGGACACGTCTAACGTGTTCCCTTATTTTTACGGAAATAAAAGGAAAAGGTGGTGAAACCATGGCCAGAAAGACATTTAAAAAGGTTATTACAAACGACGACCTTATCTCACAGATAAATGATAAAAACAAACGGCTTGTAGAAAGATTCTTGAGAAACTTTGCCACGAAAAGGTCAGAGGCGTCAGTAAAAGTATATCAGTCAAACTTTAATATATTCTTTTGCTGGAATCTTCTGAACAACGACAACAAATTCTTCACAGATATTAGAAAATCTGAAATGATGGATTTCTTTGACTATGGTTCTTCGGAATTGAAGTGGAGTCCAAATAGATATGCTAACGTTTGGAGTTCACTCAACAGTCTAAGTACATTTATTGAAAATGTATTGGACGACGATTATCCTGGTTTTAGAAATCAGGTAAGAAAAATAGAAAAGCAACCGAAGGCAAATGTAAGAAAGAAAACAATTCTTACCGATGTTCAGATTCAGAATCTGTTAGATTATTTATCTAAGAAGAATCCTCAACAAGCATGTTTGCTTGCTCTTGCTTGTTTCTCAGGTGCTAGAATAAGTGAATTATTTAGATTTACAACCGATTTAATTGATTTGAATAATTTGGCATATGAAGATTTGTTTATTGAAACATCCGAAGAAATAAAAACTAAGGGCAGGGGAAAACTCGGTAAGGGATTATATAAATATATACTCAAGGCACCATTTGAACCATATTATGTAAAATGGCTTGAGGAACGTGAAAAGATTATGAAAGAACTTGGTGTTTCTCATAATCATTTATTCATTAAAAGGGATGGTAGTCCAGCCACTCCTGATACCGCGAGGGTTTGGATTAGGAACTGGGAAAAGTATTTGACGGAGGAAGAGCCGAGCAACACATCACATAGTCCAGTCGATTTATACGCACACGCTTTCAGACACTATCTTTGTACATATTTAGCAAAGATAGGGCTTGAACAAGAGCTAGTTGTTGAAATATTCGGTTGGAGTTCTTCGGATATGTTTAATATTTATAATGATATGACCGCCAAAGACAAAAAATGGAAAGGGCTAGAAAAGCTCAAACGAGCCGTTGAGGTATAAAAGGTGAATTTTATGGACAAAAATATTAAGCTCAAAGAAATTCTTGAAGATGTAAAATCTGGAAAGGATTTCAGCAAAAAGATAAAAGTGCGCACATATATTCCCATTCTTGAAAAAGGAACAATTTGCCGTAAATATATGTTTGGCGTAAGTATGCTTGACGCTTCGCTTCTTGACCCTGTGCTTTTGGAAACAGAGTGTGAGATTAAGTGGAAGTTTGAAGTATTGTTTGAATATACGAACATAGAAGTCGAAGATGATGATAAAACGTTTGACAACTATGACACGCTAATGAGCCTTGGCGTATTTGATTTCATTCGTAAAAAGTGCGATTGGGACTGTACAAAGATGGGCGAATTTATCAAATCGGCAATGGGCATTAATGATATGACCGTTGTTACACAGATTCTTAGAAGTGCTAATGGCGATGAAATTAAGAGTGCCATTAATGAACTCAAAGAGGTTGTTGGGGATAAAAGTATTGTTGAGGGACTTACTAAACTCCTTGCTTTCAACGACCCAATTATGAATGAAGCTATCGAAAAAGAAAAAGCGGAAGCATTGATTCGCAAAGTAAAGAAACTTAGTGCGGAAGATGGGAAGAAGTAAAAAGAGTTAGAAAGGGGTGTTCTTTTGGCTAAATATATATCTACTGGTGGTAAAACTTTTATAGACGACGAAGATAAACTTATAGCTTATCTCGAAAAAGGAGCCAAAGGTTTTACCACGGCAATTGCCAAAGATACAGCTAAAAGACTAAAAAAGAACACCGCAGAACTGATATATAGAGATTTCACTCCAAAAGTTTATGACAGGACAATGGAATTGTTAAATTCTGTTGTTGGCCCCGGTTTTAACGGAGGAACGTCCACAAAAAAAACCATTGATGGTTTTGAAGCAGAAGTTGGTTTTGATTTAGATAAGATTACGGCGTATCCTCCCTCCGGCGGCATGTGGGGTAAACATGCTACTTGGTCAGGCGAAAAGTTTATTGAAGAACTTATTGAGGGATTTGAAGAAACGGGTTTTCATACATATGTTAATGGCCGACTTCTTTATGAACGCGAACCCGTTGGAATGATTCAAACTACAATTGACGAAGTAGAAGCGGCATTGGATGGAATCGACAGAGAAGTGCCAGATTTTGATACTATTGAGAATACAATATCAGTTAAATTAAATAGGTAAAGGTGGTGAGAGTTAATGGCAAAAAGAATTGATATTCTTTTCGGTTCTCGAATTGACGAGAGCGGCGCTAAAAAGGATATACAAAGAATCAAAACAATATTCAAAAGTTCTGATTTAAAAATTGTTCCGCAAATTGATAATAGTGTTCTAAAGGAGTTCCAAAGAAACTTAAAAGTAACCATAGACGAAGCTACTAAATTAAAGACTCTCACTTCCGGTTTTACGCAGAATGGCGTAAAATATAGTGTTACGCAGAAAGAGTCCTCTGCTAATCAGTGGTCTAAGCCAACCGTGTCAATAGACTATATAGAATCTATGGACACTCTCGAGAAAAAGCTAAAGAGTCTTTACAGGACAGCCATTGAGACGCAGACTAATATAAATAACGCCACTAAGACAGGTGCTGATACATATAAGAAGTATTGGGAAGCGTCTTTAAATTCTATTGAAGAAGAAATTAAAAAGACTGAAAGCTCCTTATCTTCTTTTGGTGTAAATGCCACAGACGATAGAACAATACAGCGTCTTTCTGATAAATTAGATAATGCCAAAACAGAACAGGGTGCTATTGAGCAAAAGAAAGCGTTTGACGACCTTGAAGTTGCATTGTCAAACTTAACTGTCGCTGAGACAAAACTTGAAAAAGCACAGGCTTATCATAGCAGTAGCGAAACAATTACCGCACTTCAAGAGCAGGTAAACTTGTGGAAACAGCAAGTAACAGAAATTACAAATGCGGCGAACGCTACTGATGAGCTTAAAAAGAAAGCGGCCTCTGGGCTTCAAGAATCATCTACAACAGCAAAGGCCGCAGGTTCTGTCGCTTCTGAAAAACAGGGTATTAAAGATTTAGAAGAATATTCAAGAGTATTAAAACAGATTACAAAGCGTAAGATTGAATTAGCCGACGCAGAAAAATCTGTTGAATCAAGCACACAAAAGTCCAATCAGGCCGTTGAAAGCTATGTGAATGAGCTTAAACAAGAAATATTAATGCTCACAACAAAGCTCGACTTGCTCGAAAAAGGAATGACTGGCACAGACGCTCTCACAGAGGCAACTAATAATAGAGCATTGGCGGAACAGCGTGTAAAAACAGCCATTGCTGAATCGAATACCAAAGGCAAAGAGCAATTAACACTCGTTGATAAACTTAAATCTAGCTTTAAAGATTATTTTAATAACTTTATGAGCTATGGTTTGGTTAATAATGCTATGAATGCCATGACGACAGCCATTCGTCAATCTATTGATACCGTGATTGAATTGAACACAGCAATGACTGACGTTCAGATGGTTACTGGTGAAAGCGCTGAACAAACGGCTGAATTAGCACATCAATATAGCCAAATGGCCAAAGAGCTTGGGGCAACCACTACTGAAGTTGCCAATGGAGCGGCGGAATGGCTGAGGCAAGGCAAGAGCGTAGCCGAAACAAACCAGCTTCTTGAATCTTCAATGATTCTGTCAAAAGTTGGCGCTATCGAATCTTCACAGGCGACAGAGCTTCTTACTTCTACACTTAACGGGTACAAAAAAGAAGCAAATGAAGCAATGCATGTTGTTGACGCTATGTCGGCGGTTGACTTGGCTGCAGCTACTTCCGTTGAAGAACTTGCTGTTGCCCTACAAAGTACCGCTAACATGGCTCGTGTTAATGGTGTTGGGTTTGAACAACTTCTTGGCATGGTTGGCGCTGTTTCTGAGGCTTCAAGGCGTAGCGCTAGTGTTGTCGGTAACAGCTTCAAAACAATTTTTTCTCGTCTTACCAACGTTGCTGCTGGTAAAATGACAGACGACTTAGGCGAGCCTCTTAACGACGTTGAACAAGTATTTAACGGGCTTAATATAAAGCTTAGAGATTCTAGTGGCGAGTTCCGTAATATGTATGATGTTATTAGTGAACTCGCTAATAAGTGGACGAAACTTGACAACGTAGAACAAAACTGGGTTGCTACAAGTGTCGCCGGTACGCGCCAGCGTGAGACATTCTTGACGTTGATGGAAAACTGGGATAGAGCGGTTACATTGTCAACTACGGCTTTGAATTCCGAAGGCATGGCTATGGACAAGATGTCGATTTATCTCGAAAGCATCGAAGCGAACCTGAACAAGCTAAAAGCCGCTGTTGAGGACTTGTTGTATAGCGAAGAAATTGTAAACGTAATCAACCTCGTTATTAAAGCAATAACACGGCTTGTAGAGGGAATATCTTGGCTTATAGATAAGCTTGGAGGAGTCAATTCGGCTGTTTTGGCTACTGTTGCTATTTTCTTAAAACTTAAAAGTGCCATAAATATAGCTAAAGACACTGAAAAAGTGTCGGGCGCTTTAAAAGTTTTTTCTGAAATTGCTGGTAGCGGAAATAAAACCATAAAAGTATTAACTTCAACATTTTCGGCGTTTAAAGACGGAGTATTAGCAGGTAAAGATGCTATAAATATAGCTGGTGCAGCCCTTTGGGCTTCTCCGTTTGTCAAAGTGGCAGTTGTATTGGCTGGGATTACAGCTATTGTTGCTGCGTTTGACGCTTTAATAACGACAACAGAAGAATACGAAGATATACTTGCTGAAACACAGTCTAAGCTTCAAGAAGTAAGTGATAAACGAAACGCCCTTGAACAAAAAGCTGAAGTTGAGCAACTTACAGAAGCTGAAAAAGAGTATTTAGAAGTATTAAAAGCTGAAGAAACGCTTCTTGAAAGACAAGAAAAACGTGATAGACAGAACACTTATAATTCTGCGGCAAAAGATGTTGAGCGTGGCGGCGAAGGGTTCTGGGCGAGAGCCAAAGAGGCGGCATTTATGTCGTCTCAAAACCCTGTCAACGAAATGGGCCTGCCAATTCCAAACAAAGCTCCGGTTGTTGAATACAACGTGGCCATCGAGGAACTTACTGGCAATATTGAGGAATATAAGGAAGTCACAGACCAACTTAATAACTCAAATGGCAAGTCTCTTGAAGAATACGAGGCATTACAAGAGAGGCAACAAGAGTTAAGTCAAGTATTTCTTGAACACATCAAGCGTATATCTGAAGCGAACACTTACGGGCTAGAACTAACTGACACTGATAAACAACTCGCTGAAATGATGGAGAAAGCTGGAATCACAGCAGAAGCTCTGTCAGAAGCAATGGGCAATGTTGCTAATGAGCTTGGCGAAACCGGAGATGACTTAGTCAGAATTACATCGGAGGTTTCTGGCTTACAATCCGCTTATGACAACTTAATATCTGTAAACGAAGAAGTAGCAAACACTGGAGTTATTTCAATTGAAACTCTTGATGCTCTTGTTTCAAGATATCCAGCACTCAATGATGAAGTAACAAACTATCTTCTTGGACTTGCTTCAACAGAAGATGTGTTGGCGGAATTACAGTTGGCCTATCAGGATGACGAAGCAAATGCCTATGCTAATATCATAAACAAATTGAAAATGCAACAAAACTATTATAGTTTGTTGTCTACAATGGATTCGGCTTTAATGCAACAATTTGCCGCTGATTACGGTATTGATATTGGCAATCATGGCACATATGCTCAGTCAAAAGAAAAGATAGAAACTGATTTACTTCAGAGAATTTCGTCAATGTGGGCACAGTTCTATAAATCACAGGCATTGACGATGGACAACGTTATTAAGGCTGCTAATGGGGCATTGAAACCAGATGGTGGTTCACTTCTGCCCACCTCAGAACTTAATGCTTTGAAGAATGTTGTAAACTCTTATAACAATGCTATTCAGGGACTTAATAACGTATATGATGAATCAATAAAATTAAGGCTTGACGGATATAAACAAATAAGTTCTGCTGCTAAAGACGCAGCAAAATCTGGTGGTTCTGCATCTAAGCAACAAAGCGAAGCCGAAAAAGCATATAATGACTTATTGCAAATGACAATCAAAATGCTCAAAAAGAAAAAAGAGCTAGAAAAAGAAGCTCTTAAAGAGCAGCTTGATGGTTATAAAAAGGTTATTGATGCCCAGAAAGATTTGCTTGATTTACAAGACGACGAATACAACCATAAACGCGAAGTCGAGGACCAAAATAAGAATATTTCTTCTCTTGAGGCTCAAATAGCAGAACTTCAATTCGACACAAGCGCTGAGGGAACAAAGAAGCGCCTTGAACTTGAAGAAGAACTGGCCGAAGCTAAACGTGATTTAGAGGATTACCAGCACGATTACTCTATCGACCAGCAAAAAGACGCTCTTGATAGAGAAGAACGGCGTTTTGAGGAATATATCAACGGGCAAATTGACGAAATTGATAGATACCTCGATAAGACTGGCGAAATCACAGCGGAAGCAATTCGTCTTATCAATGAACGCAGCGAAGCGTTGTTCAATGACCTTATTCAATACAATAGAGCCTACGGCGATAGTCTGGACAAAACCGTCCTTGATGCATGGAACGGTGCGATAGGGAAAGTCAACGAGTATAAAGAGGCGTGTGACAGGGCTTATGAGTCAGCAAGTAGAGCCGCTTCTTTGGGTGGTGGCAGTAGCTATACACCATCTAGCCCTAGCTCTGGAAATTCTGGCGTTGGTATGGCCGCTATGCGTCCGGCAAACAGTCCAGTCGTTGATAGAACTCCTAAATATTATATTTATAAAACTGGTACAACGAAACCTATTAGCGGCGCGTTAAGCCTTGAAGAGGCGCAAAGGGTGTGGGGCTATATTCCCGACCCTAAAAACTATTACTGGCAAAAATTTGAGGGTATTACAAAGAAGAATCTGGTGTATGGTGTTAAACCTTATCACACTGGCTTAGACGCCGGATTCGTTGGTGGACTTAAAGGTAATGAGGAATTTATAAAGGCGCTCAAAGGTGAGGCGTTCATAACAAAAGAACAGCAAAATAGATTTATGAATAAAATTCTTCCAGATATTGTATCGACTGGTGCGAGTAGTCTTGGCTCAATGTCTTTTGGAAATCTTCTCAACATTGAAGTACAGGGGAATCTTGATTCTTCTGTTGTTCCAAGAATTGAAGATATTACTAAAGATGTTGTCAAGCAAATTAACCAGACAATGTTTAGGGGAGGATACAAGAGGAACACAAGTGTTGTTCCAATCTAAGGTGGTGGGTTAATGTCATTTTGGGCTAGGTCATTCGTTTTTGACGGAATCCCAAGTGAAACTTACGGCCTGTTTTTGATTAGTGAGGGAGGAGCCGGTGTGTTACAAAATACCGGCTCTAACTCTGTTGAGCCATACACGCAAGAAATATACAGGAGAGCAAAACCATATTTCTTTGGTGTACAACAGACACCCGTTCTAACATTCAGCCTAAGTTTTGCTAGTTTAACACCCGTTGACGCATTGCAGCAACAATCTATACAAAAATGGTTGTTTGGACATAACTCATATAAAAAGTTACAAATAATGCAATGCGACATGGAATCTGTATATTTCAATTGTATATTGAATAACCCCACAATTACAACTGTGGGAAACTTTGCTTATACTTTTAAATGTGATGTTACATGTGATGCTCCGTGGGCTTGGGAATATCCAAAGTCGGCCACCTATGGCCCGTTTGATGTTGAAGGTACTTTTACATTCAATAATATATCAGACGATAATTATTATATGTTACCTACATTCACAGTAACATTATCTAGTTCTGAAGATGAATTTCAGCTACTTAATCAAACTGACGATAACAAAGGATGTACTTTTACGGGACTCTCTCCCAAAGAAACGCTTACAATAGATAGTAGTAGGTATTTGATTACATCTAGTACAGGACTATTGAGGGTTGGGAATATGACTGGTATACTTCCAAGACTGGTTCCCGGCCTCAATAAGCTACAAGTTATCGGAAGTGTAGACGATATAAAAATAGACTATCAGAACGCAAGGAAAGTAAGCGGATAATAACCAGAAAGGAGGATATCATGTTACAAAAATTCAATTATTTTGGAGAACACGAGAATTATGTGATAAGGCTGTGTAATCCAAATAAAGAACAAATCTGTTTTTTGAACCAAAGTCATACGCATGAACTCTCACTTAGATTCAACGAAATGTCGGAGTTCCATATAACAATTCCATATTTGATTGATGGAGAAGTGTTTCCATATTATGACAGAGTTCTAAGCAAAAAACTAATCCTGATTGATGATATTGGATACTTCTTAATCACAGAAGTAAATGAAACTGACGATGGTATCGTTAAACAGAAAACTGTAACAGCATATTCTTTGGAAACAGAACTTGCGTTTAAAAAGTTAAATCTATTTGATGGAACTTATAAATTCTATGACCCATTCAACGTTGAAAATACCTTGATGGGCAAGATTCTTTCAACGTCTAACTGGACAATCGGACAAATTGATGCTGATTTGTGGAATCTGTATCGCACATTTGAGATTCCAGATAGTACGGTATATGAGTTTTTGATGAATGATGTTGAAAACTCATATGAATGTGTGTTCTTGTTTGATTCTTTTACCAGAACAGTATCCGCATACACATTACAGAATCTAATAAAGAACACCGATATTATATTAAGCTACAATAACCTTATTCAAAACATTGATATATCTGAAAAATCAGATGAAATTGTTACAGCTTTGAGTGTGTATGGTGGCAATAATCTTGGTATATCAGCAGTAAACCCACTTGGTAGCAATACAATATATGATTATAGCTATTTTGCTACGACTGAGTGGATGAATCAAGATTTAATAGACGCTATCAAAGCATGGGAAGCAGCTATAACGGCAAAGCAACCACAATATGCCAACTTATTGACACAATATAAAGACAAAAACAATGAGTTAGTAACGGCAAAATCTGATTTAGCGGACTTAAAAACAGAGCGAGACACAATTGAGGGTGTTGTAAAGGTTATGATTGAGGGCGACCTCAAGAATACACCTGAATATACTGCCAAAGTTAATGAGTTAAACGCAGCTAACGCGGCTGTAACAGCGCAAGAGAACAAGATTACTGGTATAAATGGCGAACTTGAAACCATAAACAACTCCTTAAAGCAAATTAACGACTCTTTGTCTTTCGCAAATAACTTCACAGAAGCACAATACAATGAACTCAAAACATATACTATTGAAAACACGTATCAAAATGAGAGTTTCATTACAACGACTGAAATGGATAATAGTGAAATTCAAGACGTAGCGATGTCTTTGTATACACAAGGACAATATGTACTTTCAAGAGTAGCACAGCCACGTTTTGAATTCACAGTCGACAGTGTAAACTTCTTATTCTTAAAAGAATTTCAGAAGTTCAGCTCACAACTTGAACTTGGGTGTATTGTCAATATTGAAAAAGACGAGGGACAACGTATAACACCAGTTTTACTTGAACTCAATGTTCAACTTGACGACCCCACAAACTTCTCATTAGTATTCGGTAATCGTTATAGACTGGATTCTGGTGCGTATACGTTTAGAGATTTATTTGGTGATGCTATTAAGGCGGGTTCTAGCGTCAAATTCGATGCTGGTAAATGGGGCGAATATGTAAACAGTGGAATGAACAACACTGTTTCGGAGTTTATCAATTCTGCTCTTGATACTTCAAAGAACAACGTTATCAATGCTACAAACCAAGAAATTGTTATTAACCAGAATGGATTGCGTGGAAGAAACCAGACTGATAGTGGAGATTATAGCCCTAATCAAGTATGGCTTACTTCCAATACTCTTGCGTTCACAAGCAACAACTGGCAAACGGCAGGACTTGCTTTGGGGCAAATAAATCTCAATGGGCAGAACGTTTTCGGACTTGTAGCGGACGCAATCGTGGGAAAACTTATCGCTGGTAATCAATTACAAATAACCAACGATAATAACAACTTCATATTGGATTCCAATGGAGCTGTGCTCAATAATGCTTCTTTTACTATTGTATCAGACAACGGTAAAAGTCAAATTAAGTTGAATCCAACTGATGGAATCAGCATACAGACAAGGCCGAATACGAGTTCTAACTGGGCCAATCAGTTCTATGTTGACACGAATGGAAACCTCGTGATTAATGGCCAAATAACTGCCACAAGTGGTTCTATTGGCGGATGGCAAATAGGAACTGATAGACTGTATAATACAGCTAGTGGCGACTATATTGCGTCTAATGGATATGGTAAATTGAGTTTGCTTTCTTGGACACCAAGTTCTGCTACGTTTAATGGACGTATTTATGCTTCAAACCTTGGCGACCAAATCAAAACAAATAACATCCAAGATGGTTCTGTTACATCGGCAAAGCTGGATACATTATATGCTACAAAAGCGTTTGTAGATGAAATCAACGCAGAAGTTGCTAGGGTTCATACTTTAGCGGCCAGCAAAGTCGATGCTGATTATGTCGCAGCAAACTATGCTACTATTGGTAGCTTAAATGCTGCGAATGCTCAAATAAATAATTTATCTGCTGATATTGCCACAATACAAAGCGTTGTTTCAGTTGGAGGCATATCAACCAATGGTTATGTGCACGCTCAAAGTGGCGTTTTTGGCGCTATGACGGTTAATGGCGGCACTTTAAAGCAAGTTTCTGGCGTCCTAATCAATGGGACGAGATACAATTTGTGGACATGGTGACAAATTATCTCCCAAGATACCTTATTGTAGTACCAGATATCGTTGCCGTTTTCCAAGAAGCCGCATATCCCCCAACTGTAATTGCGCTAGAGCTACAATCGAGCAGACTTGTATACACTGAACCAGCCTGAACGCTGCTATAAGCTCTAAGCGTGCTACAAAATATTCCCAATGAGCCGCCCTCAGACGTTATTGTTGAGGACGTGAGTTTAGTTGCAGATAAATTATTTATTTTATCTTCCCAAATATGTAATTGTTGTTCCACTAATTGTGGCGGTTTTCCAAAATGCTTGCGTTCCATCAACGATAAGCGCCCCACATCTAAATGTGCCCGATACATTTGTCGTACCAGAAACGACAAGTGTTGCGCACCTAATTCCGAGCGAATTATCGCTTGTTATTACAGAAGTTGATAACTTATCAGCTTGGAGATATGAAATATTCGCATTCGCAGCATTTAAGCTACCAATAGTAGCATAGTTTGCTGCGATTATATTATAACGGAGGAACCGGAAAATGAAAGAAAAATTGCAATCTATATATAATGCTCTTAACACTATTCAAGTAAGCGGCAAACAGAATTGTGCTATTGTTGCTGGTGTTATGAATGTTATTGAAGAACTGTTTGTCGAATGCGACAACTATCAACTAAAGGAGCCAGACTTGAAAGAGGGAGAATATTAATGGCTAATGGCGTATTCTGCATAGAAGTTAATCAGCTAGGTGAATTTGCCATGATTGCTGGCGACTCTGAAACGCTTGAATTTTCTTATTTCTATAAGGATGGAACTCCTTTGGATTTGAGCAGTTCAACAGCGCGTTGGAGGTTGTGTTATGTAGGACAACCCGACGTGGCCGTTTTAGATTTGCCGGGAGAAATATTTGGCGGTAATAACTTCGTTGTAAAACTTAGTAGTTCAAATACTGAAAACCTGTCTGGTAAATTCATACAACAGCCTGTTCTTGTAGACTACAAAGGCGACGAGTATGTATATCAGCAGGGCGTTATCACAATTATTCCAAAAATCAGAGCAGGAAAATAAATATTCCACAGTATATGGGTTAGTATTACTCTAGCCCATATACTACAACCTATAAATAAACTAAGGAGTGATTTCTTTGGCTATTACAACTTATCAGGCCAATAGACTCAATAACTATCTGTTTGGCGCTACATCGTTTACGCCAAATGGTACGTATTATATTGGGCTTTCTACTACTGCTATAAATGCGGCTGGTACTGGTGTTACAGAGCCGACTGGTGGCGGATACAAGAGAGTAGCAGTCACAAATAACAAAACAAACTTCACAGATTCTACTGGCGGTATCGTACAGAATAAGGTACAGTTTGAGTTCCCAGAAAGCACAACGGCGTGGGGAACTATCACACATGTATTTATTGCTGATTCAGCTACAACAGGCGGTGGCAACATACTTTATTACGATGCTTTGACTACTCCTAGAACGGTTCAGACAGCTACGATTCTTTTGTTTGCTATTAACTCAATGAAGATTCAGCTTGTGTAATTCTAGAACGGAGGCGAACGAATGAAGCCGTTCAAAATATATGCTACTGCTAAACGTTCATTTACAATAATAGCAGCTACGTTTCCTAGATTGGTAACTTTGTTATTCAATAACGTCAATACGATAAAGATTATATCTTCTTTGAAAGCTAAGTTGTTGTCAAAGGTTACTATTAAGACACAATATTTGTTTTCAGTAGTAGCTAATCGTGTAAAACTTAGAATGTTAATGGCAAATAAAGTTACCCCGATAAAAACCAATTTAATTGTCTCTTTCAAGTCGATAGTATCAAATCTCATTACTATTACCATGACAAGCAATATTGTAGCAAGTATGAAAATGCTTGTCAAGGCTACCACAACCATACCAGTAATGTTGAAAATAACAGCACAGCCATTAGTTGGTAGATTTAGATTACTTGGTGAACTAGACCCAAAAACGCTTGGTGAGATGGACGGTAGTACGCTTGGAGAATTGGATTTTATTATGTCATAATCTTCACAATTATAAAAGCCGCACCTTGTTATTGCCACAAATAAAGGCGACATGGTAAAGAAATAAAAAAGGAGTGGTTAAATGGCTACAACGCCGAATTATAGCTTTTCAGTGTATAGCAGCACTGACACTGATGTAAGGTTCTTGGATTTCCGTGTTGCCACCGCTGGCAGTCAGAGTACAAGTAACTTTTATGTTATAGATACTGTGCTTAAACAACATTCTGATGCTATTGATAGCATAAATGCTACACCATCAGCATTTGTTGTAAAAGGCACATATTCTTCTGGTTCGTTATATACTGCTAGTGTAGCGAACTATCCCGGATATAAAAACGAACAGCTTATTGTTCTTTCGTTGAATCAAAAGAATACTGGTGCTGTACAAATCAATATTAACGGAACCACAAATAAAGATGTTATGAAATATGGTTCCGATGGTGTACTTAAAGCAGTAGATGCTGGCGACTTTGTTGCTAATAGCCCTGTATTGTGCTTATATGATGGTACACGATTTGTCGTTATTGGAATTACCAGTGCTTCTTCTATCACTGTAACAGGCGAAGCTGGCGACATTCTGCAAATAGCTGACGATGGCACGATTGAAAGCTCTGGCAAAAAGACCGCACAGCCCAATGGTATTGCTACTCTTGATGAAAACGGCAACGTTGTACAGGTGGCTAATATGGCAAATAGTGCCGCCGCTGTGTATAGTGGAGAGCCTGTGACAGTTGAATATGCTGGCGAAAATCGTATTGGCTCTGTTACTGCTTATGGCAATAACCCTCAAACATCTGGTACAACTACGGCACCGATTTCAATGAACGGTGTAGATAGTGTACAAGTAAGTGGTAACAACTTGTTTTTGAACAATGCTGAAACTGAAACAAAAAGTGGTATTACATTCACTGTAAACCCCGACAAAAGTGTTACAATTAATGGGACGAACTCAACGTCAGGTTCAGTAGTTTTTTATACCGGATATAATGAGTCTCTTCCTGCTGGTAGCTATACTTTGTCTGGTACATCTAGTCTTGCTGGTAGTGCAGAAATTGAAATAAAAATAAAACGAGTAAGGGGTACTTTTGAATGGTTTTCAATCAATAGTTCTTTACATACTAGAACCTTAAATATAGCAACTGGCGACATAATTGACTCGTTTTATGTTACAGTAAGAGCTGGACAAACTGCTGATAATGTCAAAGTCTACCCCATGCTAAACGTTGGTTCAACCGCATTACCCTATGAACCATACAACGGTAGTATAACACAGTTGCCTATACCGCGTGAGTTGCATCGAATTGGTGATGTTGCTGATAAGTGTATTACGCGAGTTAAGAGTATCTACGACAAGAGGATTGTGCTGGACGGGACTGAGAGATGGTTTCTGAGAACAGAGAATCCAAATTCGTTTGCCTTGGGCATGGGGGAACGAGTTGTAATAGGTGTATCAAATAATTACGCTTCGCTTAGATTATCAGAACTTGGAACTCGTACAGGCATTTATCTGAAATATACAAAGGCGATTATCATAACCCATTTGGCATGTTCAACCGTAGAAGAACTCAAAGCTAAGTTGGCGAAAAACCCTGTTACCGTCTACTACCAGTCCCCCGCTTACGACGGTACGAACGGGCTGGACGTGTGCTTGACGGAGTACCAGAACGGCTTTGTGGAGCTGGATGGGACGGAGGCTTCACATATTTTCGAGGGCATGTTTTATCTCGATTATAGCGCCGCATGGCCAACGCCTGCGAATCGAGTCAATGGTGTGTGTTCTCATTATCCATATGGGGCATATGGCAAAGGAAAAATCGGGCTTACTGATAACGGTGCGGCAGTAGTATATAACCCAAACGGCGATTATACCGGCGACGAAGGCGGTCTGGCGAACTGGAAAGCCTACCTCGCCGCCCAAAAAGAAGCTGGCACACCCGTCCAAGTAGCCTACCAGCTCGCCGCGCCGGAAGTGTACGCTACAGACCCTGTTGACTTCGACAACACAGCCGGCCCGCTCACCGTCATGACGGGCGGCCAAGTTGAAGTCAAAATGACAGATTTTGTAACCGATAGAACACCAGCGTTCCTCAATAAACTTGATAAAACTGGTGATGGCTCCGACGTTACTGTTACTTTCACAGAGGCTGCTACCGATACTGACATAGCTTCTGGCGATAAATTGTCTATTTTATTTGGCAAAATACTCAAACGATTCTCCACTATTACCTCTAAGTTTACAACGGTAGATAATAGTATTACACAAATAGAAAGCGATATTTCTGATATAACCGATGGCACTACTGTTGTAGCGCAAGCAAACAAGGTAACTAACGCTCTGGTTATTATGAGCAATAGTGGAACTGCCCTCGTAAACTATGACGGAAGTGCCACGGCAAATATGACACTTAGTCCATCCAATGTAGGTGCCGAACCAGCATTCACCAAAAATACAGCATTCAATAAAAACTTTGGTAGTTCTGCTGGTACTGTATGCCAAGGCAACGATAGCAGACTATCCAATGCCCGCCGTGCGTCTAATATTAGTATGAGGTTGTCTGGAACAAACCTTAGTATTAGTTATAGTTAAGGATGTGTTATTATGGCTTTAAGTTTTAATGGCACAAATGTACCAGTAAGCGGAAACGTAACATATAATGGAACTGGTTGTAGCACGGTAACATACAATGGAACCCAAGTTTGGAAACGAGCACCAGAATGGTTATATAACAGCGGAAATCAATATACCGAATTTACTGGTGGCTGGAATGCTCAAGCCGCTTATTATTTAGGCGGCTCTGCTGGTACAAACTATTACAGAAACCAAACCGCATCTACTCCGGCTTTCAACGCATCAAATATTTCGGTGACGTGTACTGGCAATTATCTTGGCGGTGGTAGTGTTATTACCAACTGGAAAGTTGATTTATCGGCAATTTCATCATTGACCGCAAGTATTAATGTTTTTGACCAATACGAATCATATTCGTATTTTTATATACATATACTTAATTCATGGCCAACGATAAATGCTGACAATACAAGCGTAGCGGCAACTATGGTAACTGGTGTTTCAAATATAACCAGCGTAACTCTAAATACTTCGGGGCTTAGTGGAAGTTACTATGTATTGATGGGTTTTTCAAATAATAACTATCGTAGTTTCACAGGGTATGTTTATAGTTTAAAGTGTAATTTCTAATATTGATACGGAGTATAAGATATGAAATTAAATAAAATCGCTGGGCTAGTTGCCCCCCCCCTATAAAAGTTGACACGACGGGAGGGATATAAATGGCATTATCATTTAATGGCACAAATATCCCTTCTTCTGGCAATGTTATATTTAATGGAACATATTGCAAAACTGTGTCATGTAACAACGTTGAGGTTTGGAAGAAAGAGTACACTGTATATCCCGGCGCTCCTGTTGCCAATACACAGAACCTTGGATACGCCGCATACTTTACGGTTACAAACAGCGGTACAGATATCAAGGTTGATGCATTCGGCGGCACAGAACGCGGATATGGGCGTGTTATGCTTGGTGGATTTAGCACAATAGGTTATTCACAAATATATTTTGCCAATCTCCGGGCATTTATCACAAATAGCTTTTCACATATCAAGGTGGCATTGAGTGATATAAACGGGAATGTTGTTCAACAACTTATTTATTCCGAAGCAAACGGATTCGACGCAACATATACCGCAAGCACTAAATTCAATATAAACTCCCCAAATGGGAATTATTATTTGATGTTAGAGGTTGAATCTGGCGCTACTCACTTGGGTAAAAACGCAACAATATTAATGAACGGTTGTTATCTGGTTTAAAGGAGAGACAATTATGATAAAAGTAACACTTAAAAATGGCAAAGAATATGAAGTTCTTGAACCTACTACGGTATATCCAAGCGGATTGCCGAATATTCGTAGCAAAATGGAAATTTACATTGATGAAAGCGCAATGACATTAGAAGCGCTCGAAAAGGTGTTTTCGGACGAGTCCGCAACGGATGAACTCCGCATCACCAAAACAGGAGACGGCGGAGATGTCGCTTATGAGTGTTTATATCGTCACTATTGCATTGTGACTAGCATTGGTAAGAAACTCGTTTCAACTACAAGTCACGAAACAGGAGAAACCACAGAAGTAATGTGTCTGTATGTTACTCTGGAACAGAGGACATATGTTGAGCAGAAACTGTATGAAATGGGTGTCTCCTAAATGACATATAGAAAGGATGCCTAGCTATGTTGAATGAAATTTTAAACTCTGTATTAGATAGCTTAGTAATGGTATCATCTTTTGGAATCTTTATGTTGTTTTGTGCTTTTTCCAATAGTATCTTAGGTTCGGTTATCGCGTCTAAGACAAATGAGTTCCAGTGGAAAACACTTCTTACTGGCGTTGTTAGGAATATCGGCGTTGTTCTCGGCGTCGATATTCTTGCCGCTGGGCTTTCTGGAATTACAAAACTCATAGAAATATACAATGTTGCTCCACAATATTCTGAGAGCATACAAGGTGTTAGCGTATTAGCCATAGTAGCAATCATTATCACATTGTCATACACGGTTTATGGCAAACAGGCACTTGACAAAATCAAAAGTCTTGGTAATTTGAAAGACGAAGATATAGTCGTGATTGATAAAGCCGAGGGCTGGGAACAGAGAGGGACGTGACTTATGCTTAGTTTTTCTGTAAACAAACAAAGACTTACTAGAAATGATTGTCAAAAGGTAGTTGGGGGTACATATAATTATTTATATGCTATGTTTGACTTTTCATATGATTGGGAAGAAGTAGCGCAGAATGCCGTATTCAATAATACGACTGAGGACAAAAACTTTACAGTTCCAATTGTTGGCAATGTGTGTTTGGTTCCATGGGAGGTTATTACTTCTCCTAATTTCACAGTATCATTGTATGGGTTTACAGATACTAAGCGAATTACGACAAACGAAGTAATGGTTCCTGTTACTCCTACACCATATAACGCCGATAATATTCCAACTCATCCGCCTACACCAACGGACTACGAAGCATACGTTAAACTTGTTAATGAATATAAAGAACAATCCGTTGCTCAATATCAAGAGCTGAAAGACACAAAGGCCGAAACAATTACAAAAGAGACTGCTATTGAGTTCCCAAACATAGGAAGCGAAAAGAATATATATATCGAAACTTCTACAAATAGGACTTATAGATGGTCAGATACCGATTTAAAGTATTATTGTGTAGGCTCTGATTATAGTGAGATAGATATTATATCAGGAGGGAAAGCTCGTGGCTAATACAACATTAGATGTAAAAATTCAAATAAGAAATGATACTAAAAATAACTGGACTACACAAAACCCCGTTCTTTTAAAGGGTGAAATGGGTGTAGAAACAGATACTAGAAAATTTAAATTCGGTGACGGAGTAAGCGATTGGAAAACGCTTGAATATGCGAGCGCTACTGGCGCAATTATTATGAATAAGGCTCCGACACCTACGGATTCTGGATATGATGTCGGCGCAATGTGGATTGATACAGCCGCAAACAAAGCATATCTGTTATTCAATAACACAGCAAATCAGGCTGTATGGAAACAGGTTGTCACCCCTGATGATTTGAGCGACCTTGGCGCTGGCGACATGTTGAAGTCGCAGTTTGCCAACAATCCAAAAGCCGAACAGGGATATGTAAACGCGGCTATCGTCGCTGATACGGCAAACGCTACAAAAGGAACGCTTACTGCAGGCTCTAAGACATTTAATGGCTCTGCCGATGTTACGGTTACAGCAGATGATTTAGGTGCTCTTACAGCCGTTCCTAGTGAATATGTAAAGAACACTGATTATGGCACAGCAGAAACTGGCGGTGTTGTTAAGTCTACTGCCAAGGGTACAGATACAGTAACAATCGGTGCTGACGGCACAATGACAATCGGTAAGGCATCAGAGGCTGTGGCGGCTGATACTGCTACCACATTGGCTACTGGACGTACAATTTCTGTTGCTGGTGATGCTACTGGTACATCTCCTGTGTTTGACGGTAGTGCTAACGTAACAATTCCTCTTGTGCTTGCTAACAGCGGTGTTGTAGCTGGCACTTTCACAAAAGTTACAGTTGATGCTAAAGGACGAGTGACAGAAGGTGTCGCAAACCTTACAGCGGCTGATATTCCTGAACTTACCCTTGCTAAGATTTCTGACGCTGGAACAGCGGCGGCAAAAGACTTCGGTACTGCTGAGGGTAATGTACCTGTTCTTGGCGCTGGTGGTAAACTTAGTGAAGCTGTTATCCCGGCAATTGCCATTACTGACACGTTTGTTGTTGATAGCCAAGCAGCAATGCTTGCTCTTGGGGCACAGCAGGGCGACGTAGCTGTTCGTACTGATGTAAATAAGACATTTATTCTTAAAGTTGCTCCTGCTACTACGTTGGCGAACTGGGTAGAACTTGAAACACCAACTGACGCCGTTACGAGTGTAAACGGACTTACTGGAGCTGTTACGCTTACAACGTCCGAGGTTGCTGAGGGTAGCAACTTGTACTTTACAACAGCGAGAGCAAACGCGAACTGGGTTACTCACGCTTCTACTGAACTGACAGACTCTGATACGCTTTTAAGAACAACTGATACCTTTATTCTTAATGGCGGGAACGCATAATTACCATTAAGAAAGGGGAGGTATTAAATGGCTAATATAACCTTAGATGCCAGACAGCAACAAAAGCATGATACTTCCACTAACTTTAATAATGCCAACAAACTTTACCTTGAGGGCGAGTTTTTGGTTGAGACTGATACTGGCAAGGTGAAGATTGGCGATGGAACATTAGGCTATAAATCTTTACCATACACAATAGGGACAAGGGTGCCAGAGGGAGCTAAATTCACTGACACAACTTATACGGCTGGTACTGGATTATCCCTTAATGGCACCTCTTTTTCAATAAGCAATAGCGGCGTAACTGCTGGTTCTTACGGCCCATCACAAGATAGTAGTGTGGGGTTCGGAGATTCTATTGATGTACCATATATAAGTGTGAATAGCAGGGGACAGATAACATCGGCTGATAGTAGAAGTATAACACTACCATCCAAACCCACTCCTACTTCCATAGGAGCTGAACCAGCATTTGCTAAGAATACGGCGTTCAACAAGAATTTCGGAAGTGCCGCTGGCACTGTATGTCAGGGAAATGATTCCAGACTATCTAATGCTCGTCCAGCATCTGACGTATCAGCATGGGCAAAAGAGCCGAATAAACCGACATATACCCCAACTGAAGTCGGAGTTATCGGTACAGCCCCAACATCTGGACAAGTGGCGGTTTTTGATGGAACGACTGGTAAAATTAAATCAACAGGGTTTACAATAGCTTCTTCTGTACCATCTGGCGCTAAGTTCACAGACACAACATACTCAGCAGCAACATCCACCGTATTAGGACTTGTTAAGGTTGGATATACGGAAAGTGGCAAAAACTATCCAGTAGAACTTGATGCTGATGATAAGATGTTTGTAAATGTTCCATGGACAGATACAAATACAACATATTCTCAAGCTACATCTAGCACACTTGGATTAATTAAGATAGGGTACACTGAAAGTGGGAAGAATTACCCTATTGAACTTAATACTTCTGGGCAAGCGTATGTTAATGTGCCTTGGGAGGATACGACATATTCCGTATTCACAGGCGCTACAACAACAGCAGCAGGTACAAGCGGATTGGTTCCCGCTCCGACTTCTGGCCAATCAACAAGGTACCTTTGTTCAGACGGAGAATGGAGCATACCTACTGGAAGTATTTACAAAGGAAGCACAGCAATATCTGTTAAACCGTCTACGACTGATGGAGAATACAATATATATTTAGTTGCGTTATTTCCGGGCACTACAAGCCAAAGCGTTGGACCAAGCGCTTCAGGAACAATTAATTTTGGCTCTGCTTTTAATGTGCCATATATAACGATAGACCAATATGGCAGAATCACAGCATTAGCGAATAGGAGTATGATTCTTAGCGGGGCATTAGCAAGCAGCTCTGCACCAGGATTATGCCCAAAATTAGACTCTGGCCACCCATCGTACTATCTAAACGCTAATGGAACATGGAGCGCTCCAAGAGGAAGGGTATATGGCGTAAAAGGAAATGCAGAAACTGCCTATCGAGAGGGACAGGTTAATATAACAGCCGCAAATGTTGGTGCCCTTCCAATTACAGGCGGCACAGTGTCTGGCGCGACTACATTTAGTGACACTGTGACGCTTAGCACCGCTGGAAGCATAACATATGATGATGGTTTTTATGATGGGTGACTACTATGGGAATTAAAATATTAAGACAAACAATATCATCAACATCCACAGAGCCGTTGCCCCCCCCCACCACAGAATATGGAATAATTGCGTGTGACAGGGCCGGAAGTATGTATGTGGGTGACAGCTCTAACAGTCCAGTCGAGCAAATGAGTGTTAAAAAATATTCTCAAACATCAAATCCAAATTTATTAATTAATACAAACTTCTTTAATCTTGTGAATCAGCGCAATCAAACCCGTTATGATAACACAACAAATGTTGTTGAAAACTCGGTTGACAGATGGCAAGTACTAGGTGGGACATTTAATGTTGCAACTAGGACTTACACATCGAATAATACGTTGGCGGGGTATGGTAATCAGTTCAGACAATATATACCGCTAGGAGATATATCAATTGGTGATACTATAACTGTAAGTTCAGTTATAAATAATATTAAATATGTATTCACAACAACAGTACCAGAATATGGAACTACTGTAACAAATGCTCCGTTTCTATTAGAAACTACATGGGGCGGCTTTAAAATGATATCACAAGAAAATAGAAATGCTACGCTTTTATCATTAGTCGTAAATGTATCACAATCTATAACTGTTGACTGGATAAAGATGGAGTTTGGAAGTTTCGCTACGCCATATGTGGCTAAAGGATACAACGAAGAACTAACTGCCTGTCTGAGATATTACCAGCGCCTTAATATGAATTTTAGAGGGGAAGCATTTAATGTTGGCAATGGAGAAAAGTATTTTACAACGATTTCATTTTATCCAATGAGGGTAGTGCCAACAATTACTATTGCTAGTGCACATTATTGGGGTGGATTTTCTGGATTAACATGTTCTATTCCACAGACAGACGGGGTTTATAACGATAGGACGTTACAGCTCGCTGTAAATGCAACTGCCTCCAATCCCGGTGGTGCTTTCACAGCTGTAATTGTTTTAGAAGCAGAATTATAAAATATGAGTTTTATGAGCCGTTTAAAGGGTGTTTTTGACGTAAAAATGGGCCAAAAAGAGCAAAATTTACGTAAAAATACCCCGAAAACGGCCAAAATTACAACAAATGGACATACTAATCAAACATGTTGTTTTATTACAAGTGACACTCAAACAACATTAAGTGCTGAAGTATAACGAGGTATATAAAATGGAAGATAAATATATTGTATATGTTCGTGTAAATGAACTTGGATATATAGTAGAGATAAATAGTAGCGCTTTTATCAGTGATACTACTGGATGGATAGAAATTGATAGCGGATATGGAGACAAACACCATCACGCACAAGGAAACTATTTCCCACAGCCACTCTATGATGTTCGAGGATGCGCCAACTATAAACTTGAAAACAACATTCCAGTAGAGCGTAGCGATGAAGAAAAAGAAGCCGAAATAGCAAACCGCCCAGCTCCAATGCCGAGTTATAACGATAGAGTTGCTGCTTTAGAAGAAGCAATGCTTGTAATGTTGTCTAGGGGTGTTTCAAATGTTTGATTTCTTTAAAATTCAATATACTATGGGAAATATAACAAAGGAACAATTATATTCTTATGTGCCTTTGTGGATTTCGGAGTCCGAATATAAACAAATAGTTGGCGAAAACTAATTTGCCAAAAGGGTGAATATCTATGTCAATAAAAGTTCTTAGGCAGAGTACCGATGCTACGGTAACGGCTGCCCCCCCCCTATTGAGCTACGGACAAATTGCCATTGATAAAGACGGCGTTATATATACTGGAAATAGTTCTGACGAAGTAGTAAGCAAGGTTAATTATGCTAATGAGAGTTTGAAAGCAACTCAAGATTCTGCTGGGAATCCCATTGTATCATCCTATGCCGCAGCACTTGACACAAGTGGGAACACAATAAGGCTTAAATATAAAAACGGTGATGTGGCAGCTACTATTACAGCACCATATGCTACGTCTGCTGGAACAGCCACCAATGCTACTGGTGTTACAGGCAATATTAAAGGCGAAACTATATCAAAAGCGACCAACGACCACTATGCTTGGTGGCTTAATTACAGTGGAACTGGTAGTTATGGCGGAGCAAGGAAATATTTTGCTTGTGTACATGCTGACAGTGCTGGCTCTGCTCGTTCATCTAATATAGTTATGTCTTACAATGGCAATTTGTGGATTTCCTACTCGTAAGGCGGTGAGCATATGGCATTATTTTATAATAACACAAATGTTGCTACTTCTCAGAACGTATATCTAAATAATCAAGCATCCGACCAAGTGTTTTATAACAATACTTTAGTGTGGAAAAGAGACGCACAAGTATATCCCGGCTCTACATGGTATGTGCGTGGTAGTAAAACAAATGAAACAAATACTGCTCCTCCGACTATAATTGAAAGAGAAGTATCAGGTAACGTTGCTAATGACGCGGCAGTATATGCTGTTGTTAATCTTACCCCATATAACTATGTGAATTTTGATTATTCAGTTTACTATGTTAGTCCATATGCGACTGGAATGGTTGGAATTGGCAACTTTGATAATTATAGTATAAACGGTGGTTGGCCTACCGTTACGGGTATAGGTTGGGACAACTCAATTAACACATACCATAATGACCCAAACGGACAGGGTTGGGGTAATGGGGCTGTTTCAAAGCGTTTTACACTCACGGTAAATGTAGCAAGTCTACAAAACAGCTGGGCACTTGGTATATTTTGTCGTAGTAGTAGCACAACTCAAGCAACTATACACCTTGTATTGAACAAATGCTGGTGTACTACATAACGAGGTATATATAATGGTAAAAATTAAACTTTCTAATGGCGATGAATATGAAGTGTTGCCTATGACGGCTGTTTACCCTAGTTATTCATCTGCGGTAAGAAGTCATATGGAAATACACATGGACAAATCTTCAATGTCTGATACAGAATTTATTGCTTTATTCTCTAATCAGGAACTAACAAAAACAATTCAAATCATAAACACTGAATCAAACAGCACTATCACATATGAAAGATACAATGAACCTGTATCAATTGGTATTGGTAGATATGATAGTGTAAATGTTGCTACTGGTGAAGTAGTTACAGAATATCATTTAATTGCTAATTTGGAGCAATTAACATATCAGGAAGCTGATATAAAAGCAATGAAAGAGCTTATTACCAAAATGAGCAAATAATATAATTACTATACAGCTACGTATAAAGGAGAACAACATGTCTATTTATACTGGAAGAACGCAAGTTCCGTATTATTATAGCTGTTATGGATATACGAGAGGAAACGGAAAGACTTGGCATGGCGGTATAGATTTGGTTGGATTAGACAGTACAACTATATTGATGCCAGATTATAGTGGCAAATCTATTAGTGGCACAGTCGTTTCCTCTCGTAAAGTAGATAAAAGCACAGGTGATTTGACTTGGGAGTGGGGATGGTATGTATGCGTACAATTAGACTCCAACCAAACTCCTGACGCTGTGAATTTTATCTATTTTTGCCATAACGAAAAAAACTTAGTATCAGTTGGACAAAAAGTGAAAACTGGTGACGCTATTGCTATTATGGGAAACAGCGGAAACGCCGCACTCGCTAATCCACCAATCAAACATTGCCATCTTGAAGTGAGAGCAACAAGAAGTGGAAAAGGGCTTGACCCAACAAAATATGCTGGGTGTTCTAACTCTGTTGGTATATACAATTCGTCAAATGACAATTCTAATACAAATACTGAAATAAAAGGCATTGACGTGTCCAAATATCAAGGCACTATAAACTGGCCACAAGTAAAAGCGGCTGGATACAATTTTGCTTTTATCAGAGTCGGATATTGTAACTATGATGGTACAATAAACGAGGGATATGATCCATATTATCAGACGAATATGGCTGGCGCAATAGCCGCAGGAATAAATGTTGGCGTATATGTGTATTCATATGCTAAAACTGTTAGTGCCGCAAAGGTATGTGCGAAAGCCGTTGCTGAAAAGGTAAAACCATATACTATTACAATGCCTATTGCTTTCGACTGTGAAGATAGTGCCTTGTATTCACAGATAGGCAAACAAACAAATACAGATATATGTAAAGCGTTTTTGAGCGAAACGCAAAGCCTTGGATATTATCCTGTATTATATACATACACAAATTTCGCTAAAACACTTTTAGATATGAGCCAATTGAGCGCATATGATTTATGGCTTGCTGATTACACAGGGAATCCGTCATATACAGGCCCATATACAATATGGCAGTATAGTTCTAAAGGTTCAGTATCGGGAATATCTGGCAGAGTTGATATGAATATTGCTTATAAAGATTATCCGTCCATAATTAGCGGTGGTTCGACAGGTGGTGGAGACGTGGAAAATTTGTCTGTTCTAAGATATAGAGTGAAAATAGAAAATAAATGTCAAGGCTTCGGCTCAAAGAACGTAGATGATGTTATAAAGATTGGAGATTCTGATTATCTTCCAATTGGTGATTATAAGATTATCAGCAAAGAGAACACAGTAGGAGAACAGGGATTCTATTGGTGTGAAATTAGACTTCCAGACGGAGGTTCTTGTTATGCTGTGTACAATCTTCCAGATGATAGATGTGAAATTATTGATGCTACTATTGATGTAGCTGTTGATAATAAGTCTTTGAAGATTATAACTCCAAATAAGAATCAGGCTTTCATGTCTCGAAACACAAGTGACGTTGTAAAATTTGGAGATAGCGATTATATTCCAGTTGGAACATATCCCCTTATTACGATGGATACTGAGGCTCACGAGGAAGAACTTTACTGGTGTCAGTTCAGATATACAAATGGTAATTCTTACTATGCTGTATATAATTTACCAGATGGAAGATGTGAAATAATTGACACTCCGGTTGACCCGGAACCTACACCGGAGCCAACCCCGGAACCCGAACCGGAACCGACTCCTGAACCAGAGCCTACGCCTGAACCAGAACCAGAAACTCCAACGAGTGAACTTGTAAAGCAAATTGAAGAACTTATGAAACAGCTTGAAGATTTGATGAAACAGGTTGATGAAGCGCTGGCTAAAGTCAATGTCTTAGAAGAAAAGAATAAAGAATTAGTTACTGAAAATGAAGCTCTCAAGAAATATATTGAAGAAATAGAAGCTGAAAACAAGAGCTTATTAGAAGAAAATGAGCGTCTAAAAGACAAAATTGCCGAAGCACAGGCGGCTTTAGCATAAAAATAAAAGGCTAACCCGTATGGGTTAGCCTTTTTTACACGCCATAATTTTACATACCAAATGGTACTTCTTCTTCTCTTTTTGAGAATGATACTTTATACGGTAGGACACCAATCGTTTTCTTATTCGTTTTTACTGGAACTTTTTCTCCATTTTCATTCTCATAAGATGATTCAAATTCTCCATTTTCGCTGTAAACAATACAGTTCCCAATTTCAAATTCCAAATCATATTTCCAGAAATCATCAGCATAATTTTCTGGCGCTATACCATCAGGTATATCAAGATTTTTCCAAAATGTTTCAAGCAAATTGCTTACTATGAAATCATCACAATCGCCATCATTATAAATTACTGCGCATCTTGTAGCGTTAAACTCGGCATCATTATTGAATTTGATAGTCAAAGAACGCTGTATTGATTCGTCGTTCGTAGTTTGAATGCCCTCAAATGGTAATTCGGAATGTATTGCGCTCTCCAACATAGATAGTGTGTCACGCTTTTCGTATGCCAAATCAAAATCTCTTATAAAAAATGAATCATCTGGCATACTTTCGGCATTTCCATAAAGCTCTTTTACAAATTTAATTGACCTCATTCTTGCACCTCGGATTTATAATATAGTTTACAATGACAAAAACCCTCTCTATCTTGGTTTAAGAACTCCTCACATTGGCAAATATTCTCTTGTAGTTTGCCAAGTTTACAAGGACAATACCCATCATTATTCTTCAATGCGGCTCGTATTTTTTCTTCGTGCTCTTTATCTTGTGTAACAAATATTTGTAGCATGATTAACCTTTCAATTAGCTTATCTTTTCGGCATATTGATTTTGTGATGCTAGTTTTATACCCAACACATTGTCAATATGGCTTTTATCGTTTGGGATATATCTCCCATATTTAATTATTATATTCTTAAATTGTCTCAGTTTTTCTATACATGGTTCTATCTCGTCTTTGTTAAAACCAGTATAAATGACTATATCATCTTCGCTAAAATCTCTAAACTCAACAACAAAGCTATAAACTTCAGCAAACTGTTCAAACGGTTCAAGTCCACCAAACACAACTGCTTTATGAAATATGCTTTGTTTATATATGTCAATAAGTTCTTTATTTGTGAACTCTCTCACTGGCGATTTAGCCAGTGAGGAGTTTTGACACACAGATATATCAAGATTTTGCCCGATACAACATTTCCAATTACAAAAACAAGTTGATATAAACATTGATGGTTTTTTATAGTTTACAAAATCATCTACAACTACGCCTTTTGTTCTCATTACAGTTCACTCATTCTTTCAATACTGAGCCAGTCTCTCATTTTGAACTCCGACTTTCTTTCTTTGCTATATGTTTTTTCAGGTGTTAAGAACCCAACAATTCTCTGATATGTTGTAACCTTTTCTCCGCCGCACGTCGGACATGTATCACCATAGAACCCATGATTATGTTCACATGCGCTAATTCGTGTACAAAAAGCAAAATATACAACGCCAGCATCTGCTATTTTATTCAAAAGCTCCCAAGCAGTATCAAAATTTTCCATAGGAGAATCAAGATTTATATGAGCGATACTACCACCAGAACACGCTTTATCCATTATAGCGCTCAATTTTACTTTCTCGCTTATTGTAGTCTTAACGCCAAGAGGAATCCATTGATTGCCGTATAGAGGAAGCTCATATTTTTCATCTGGGAAGAAAAGTTTATCTTTTTCCATAAGAACAGCGGCGGCTCTTTCTGCTGGTACCTGTTCGATGTTGATTGAGTAATCTGTGTTTTTGGCAAACTCGTCTTTTACTTCTGTTATTGTTTTAAGAATCTCTTTTGCGAACTCAATTCCATCTTCTGAATAATATGTGTATCCAAGAGAGTCGGTTTCTGTCATACCATAATGAGACAATACTTCGTAAATTCCAATAATACCAATTGTGGAATACTGAGAACTCATATTGATTAACTTATATGTATAGTTAGGCAACAGTCCTTTTTCAATATTACGCTTAATAATATCTCTTATAATATCAAGAGTTTTACAACAAAGCAGAGTTTCTTCTTTAAGGGATTCAATATATCGTTCTTTAGTGGTACTTTCATATGCAATTCGAGCAAGATTTATTGTGTTTACTTTCACAGAACCAACTTCGAGGGCCGTTCCGCCGATTGAATTGAAATCAGTAATCCTTATATTTCTATAAGGGCTGGACTATCTCTTATACGAGTCCTACTCGCATATCCCCATTTCCACTTGCGTATCAATAGCAAGCGTACTTCTGTTAGCCAGAATAGTCTCTACGGGTTGTGAGCATTTTGAACCTTTATGTTTACGAATAGGATAGCTTATTTTTGAATTATAGTGGTTCCTACCAGTATTTATAGCTTTTATTGTACTAACATTAAATTCAAAATATTCTGCTATCTGATTCATCGTACACTGTGAATTTTTAAGTAACCAAATTATATCTTCCAATTGTGATACGCTTAAATTATATGGACATTGTTTTCTTATAGGATATATTTCATATGTTCTCCTGTGGGTTATTCCAAAGTTTATATTATGAATTATTGTCTGTCTTATTGGCGGATTAAACAGTTTACCTATTTCTGGCTCTGTCAACTTTCCACGCTTTAATTCGTAAATAACCCTATCAACCTGATGTTCTTTTATAATGCACTTATGGTGGTTTTCACCATATCTATGCGGAGGTTCCTCTCCACCATGTGCGATGTTGTATCCATTTGGAGACAAACTATTATATTGGACTATCAATTCTTGCTCTCTCTTGTTGTAGTCGTCCGTCCACTCTAATATATCAAGAGAAAAATTTTCTTCCCCGTATTTTAAAATTGCGTAATACAACGCTTGTGAAGAAGTAAAATCACCATTTCTAGCCCTTGACTTATGCGATATAAACCTATGATACGGATTTATAGATTGTCCTATATAACATTTCCCATTTATATTATTGGTTATCTTATAAATTGCTTTAATCAAAATACTAACCTTCCCACGGGATTGGCGTATCAATTTCTTGACTTAGCTTTCCCCGTTAGCCACAATTTGTGACCCCAACGATTATTGGTAAAGGGATAATAGGGCGTTTCAGTTCACCCGAGATTTTTAATATCAGAGACGAGACGACAGTTATGTGTTATCACGCCGTTTGGAAGTGTGAAATATGGCTCATAATCGCTATCCATTTCAAAGCAATATACATACTCATCATTGTATTCAACAGGTTCTATGCTCTTAACTTTGAAATAAACCGAATTATTCTTCCACTTATAGATGTCTCTTTGCTTTCTTTTATAGGTTTCGTACCATCTAATACAATACACAGGATAGTTTCTATTGAACTTTTGGCCTCTAATTTCAACAATTTCTTCTCCTGTTCTATCAGATACATCAATAATCGTGTTTATACCAAGAGATGTAAATATCGCCTCTACGCATTCGATAAGGTTTTTTGATGTGCTATAAATTCTATTATTATTTCCACCATCAGTCAAATAATATCCATCTATAATACCTTTTCTAAAGTTTACAGACTGTAACAAACAGTCCATATTCATAGATTTTTCAAATGAGTATTTTCCAATAACAAATCTTCTTATAAATTCAGATACAGTATTACTAGATATGCATACGGGGTATACATTATTATATGGTTTCTGCAGTCTTACATATGAATCTCCGTCTATTTTTGATATTGCCTTATTAAGAATTTTAATAGACTTTTCATATTTTTCTTGATTTATAGACAGGTTTACAATCGTTGTATGAGAGCCATCTTCTTGGCTCATACTTCCGTCACCGAGATACATACCAATTAAGAAACCCTGTTCATATGTAAGTTCATCATCGACCTCATGTACCGAGTTTAATGGCTTTGTATTGAACATTACATAATCATCTGTTGTAAGCTCAGATGTTGGTTTGTCTCCGTCGATTGTTGGAGTGATATGATTGTCAGTCATAATAAGCTCTTTATTATTGGCTGTTACAACTTTATACATATCTCTTTTATTCAGCCTTATTGTACGTCCCTGCACCCAATTGCCATTATGGAATATCGTAAAATTTCTTTTTGTTTCTCTATACGGCGACTCATAAAGCTCTTTAAATGTTGATAAGATAGCACCATTGCTTGACTTTGTAAGAACCTTTTGGTTGCCACTAAAACAGCAGTTACTCAAGCTAGTAACATCTTCGCTAATAAAAAAGTTGCTATCGGCCCATTTCATATTATGGTTACAACACCACTTAGCGAAATCTTCATCTACAAACTTTCCGTTTTTTCTAAGTAATGAATATGTCAAAACAGGGAATGTCATCATATTCTTAGACCTAATATCGCTGACAACTTTCATAAATGCTTTTTCATATTCTATAAACTCGTCAGTATACATTACCATAGGGGTTCCATCTGGGAACTCTTTGCCGCCAAAGATTGCTTCAAAATACGGTTTGTCGAAAATTGAGAAGTTTGTAAAAGCACTCTGATTTACTCTTAGGTATGGCTGATTTAGTTTGTATACAATCCTCTGGAACTCTTGGTCGCGATAATATTCTGGATTATTTATAATAAAGTTTGTCTCACAGTCTTTTTTCCAGAAGTAGAATGAATATACAAGAAAGCTAGGAAGCCCACAAGCACCTGATGTTCTATTGGAGTTCCAGCTTACAAACTCACCAACAAAATCTGTATATGTAGTGAGATGTTTCGGCGGCTGAGCATTGAAGTTGTCTACAAAAAATAATCCTTTTGTAACAAGACTTTCAAGGTCATAAGCATAACAATAAGGGATGAATGTTGAACTCGCCGCATCGTGAAGATAATAATGGCCAACCCATTCTTCTTCAAGCCACTTATCAGCAGTTGCCTTGCCATACTTCTTTTTGAACTCATAGTAAATCTTGTTAAAAGCAAGTAATTTAGAATGCGGCTTACTCATTTCAACTGTTAAAGAACAAATATCCTTTGTGCCAACATTGGCATTACCATCAATACTCGCATCTGCGACAGTCTTTTTATCAATAAAGTTGTCTATAAATGAATTATAGCTCAACTGACAGTCTGAAAATCCATTTAACTGCTTTAGTTCCTCACCATACTTTTCTGACAATTTATTAAACTCCGCAACAAACTGTCTATCCAACTTGATTGAAAAATCCACTGAACATTACCCCTTCTTATTCGTATTCTTAACCCACTCTAAAGCCTCTGAAAAATTATATATATTTCCATTGACTGAAAGCATAGGCATGCTTTTAAAACCCATCTTAATCATTTCTTCTTCGTCTGAAAACGTAGTGTATTCAATTCCGTACATATTTAGAAACTTTTCCAATATCATACATTGCGGACAATGATTTGAGTATAGAATTATATCCATAAAATCTCCATTTTGTGTTTGTATTTATTCGTCGCCATAGGCGATAATATTGTTTACAGCATAAGAATGTGTCTTATCTACACACAAATTATATACCATTTCAACAACATCGTAAGAAGCGCTTATGCTTACTATTTCACTATAACTGTTTACATCGTCGTCTTTCATGTTTGCCAATAGAATGTGGTGGTCAAACGTAATATTTTTTGCTTCTAACCATCCAGATTCAAAAGTAAGAAATTTATGTTCTGGTGTACACGTTACAGATTCATCAATATCCTTTATTGTGAAAGTAAGTAAGTCACCGCTGTGTATATGGCTATTGACTTTATTAACCATGTTATAAGTCAAATCATGTGAAAGAACCATGTCTCCAACTTTTATATCTTCAATGTTTACAATTCCACGATTCGTTATAACTTTATGCCCCGCCATGAAACAATCAAAATTATCTATCATCTTCACCACCTTATTGCTTGTCAACCCAAGCCAAAGCCGCATGATAATTATACAATGTGCCATCAACGTTCAGTACATATGAACTATCAGCGGCTGGAACTTCTGTGTACTCCACATGTTTAATGTCAAGAAATGCTTTTATATCCTTGTACATCAAAGAATCATCGTTATACAATATTACCATCTGTACTACCAAACCCTCCATCTCTAATTCCATTAGAAGAATCATCAGCGGTAGTAAAATAGTTCAGAAAAATACCTTGACAAAATCCTTTACCAGCTTCAACAGTTAGAGTTTTATGTGTTCTGCTATCATTGATTAGATAAATCATTATGTGTCCTTCGTTTGATGAATAGTAATAATCTCTATCCACTACTGCTGTTTGGTTGTTTAGTTGAAGCCTATTCTTAGCGCCTAGTCCACTTCTTGGAAGAATAAATAAACCCATATTATCTGGCATATAACATCTAATTCCAGTTGGAATTTTGATTTCTTTACCGGGTTCCAATGTAAATGTAAATGGTGCTTTGAAATCATATCCAGCAGAACCTTTTGTAGCTCTTTGAGGAATTGAAAGTGATTCATAAGATGATTTAATAAATTCATCCTTGTATTCAGTGTCTATGATTTTTGACATAGCATCATAGAACTGTTCATAGCTTACTTTTTCAAATCTAGGATACATTTAAACGCTCCAATCGAATCATTTGTCAAAATATAATCTATCTATATTACCACAGTCTGAACAAGTAACAATTACACAATTTTCTTCAGCGTCATATTCTAACTCATACTTGTTTGAATCGCACATGTTACAATAAATGTCAATATCAAATGTGCCATTATCAAACTCCATTGTTTTCTCTCCTTTCGTGTGAAGTAAGGCTATTATACCACATTTTGAATCAAAAGTCAATACCCTATCTGTAAACAATATATGTACTAATTGTAAACAATTTATGAACGTAATAATATTTGTCTAGTATTTCTTGCTATGATTGTATTATAACATATATGAATTTATTTGTCAATACCCTATTTTTAAATTTATATATCTATATGCTTGTATGTAAATTTATAGATATATAGACTAT